ATTGATGCAGAGTATTCCTGCGCTTCATTTAGGAGAAGAGTACCAATTGTGGTTTTGAGGCTGTTTAATGTTTATGGATCTGGACAGAACCCAGAGTATGCGGGAGTTATCTCCAGTTTCCTACAGCAAATGAAAGATGGGGTGCTAGCTATTACGGGTGATGGAAACCAGACACGGGATTTTATTAATGTTACGGATGTAGTGAAAATAATTATGGAAGCGGTAGATGATAATGCTTGGAACGGAAAAACTGTTAATGTAGGAACAGGGAGAGCTACATCAATAAATGAGTTGGCGGCAATATTCAAGAACGCTAATAAGAACATTTTACGTTTACAGTACACCGATGAAAGAAAAGAAATTAAATATAGTGCAGCCGATACGTTATTTTTACGTAGTTTATATAGGGATGGTTTAACTACCAACTTAAAGGAAGATATCAAGAAAATGATAAAGGAGCATAAATGAGCAAGGCCTTTATAACTGGGGCGTCGGGTTTTGTAGCCCCCCATCTTATAGATTACATACTAGAAAAACACTCTTCTTATGAAGTATACGCTTTAGTGAGGCAACGGGCTGACGATAATCAGCTAGATAAGATATCTGATTTAAGTAAAATCAATATAGTAGTAGGTGATCTAACCAATTATACTTCTGCGGCAAAGATTATAAAAGAAGTCCAGCCTGATAAAATCTTTCATTTGGCGGCTCATTCTTTCGTAAAGTCCAGTTTTGATGATCCGTACACAACGCTAGATAACAACATATTTAGTTTGGTTAATTTATTGGAGGCAGTAAAACACGAAATGGTTAATTTTCCAGTGATACATATAGCTGGAAGTTCCGAGGAGTATGGTCTGGTTAGGGAGGAAGATTTGCCCGTTAAAGAAACTACTCCTTTAAGGCCGTTATCTCCTTACGCTGTTTCTAAGGTGGCTACTGAAATGCTTGGTTATCAATACTTTAAATCATATTCTATGCCTATTATTCTTACACGTGCCTTTAATCACGAAGGAGCAAAAAGAGGCCGTCAATTTTTTATGTCTAATATGTGTTACCAGATAGCTAGGGCCGAAGCGGGATGGGGACCAACAACACTTCAGGTAGGAAATTTGACGGCAATTAGAGACCTCAACCACGTTAAAGATATTACTCGGGCGTATTGGTTAGCCACAGAAAAATGTGCTCCTGGGGAGATTTATAATATAGGGTCTGGTATAGGTTACTCAATGAAAGAAGTATTAACTACAATTCTTGGTATGACGGAAAAAAGGTTTTCTATACGAGAAGACCCGTCTAGGATGAGACCATCGGACGTACCAAAACTAATCTGTGATGCTACAAAGTTCAGAGAAAAAACTGGGTGGNAGTCCGAATTAGGGCTTAATGAAATGGTNCTNGATACACTTAATTATTGGNGGGATAAGTTTAAACAATGATAGAACCNAAAGACGTAACGATTATTATACCAACTATTTTAAACGGTGACCTGCCACTGGAAAAGCTAGATCGACAAAAATACGCCTTTGACCATTGTCTTGAATCTTTGGATGAGACAGTTCCTGATATCCCTAAGATAATTGCTTCTAATGGGGGTAAGCCAATTAGTTACATTAACTATACCCAAATTCATAATTGGCGACAGGGGCAATGTATGGCAGTGAATGCAGCCGTAGCTACTACTAATACTCCTTGGGTCTTTATTACCAACGATGACATGATTTATGCCCCTGGTTGGTGGGATCGATTAATAAGGGACATAACTCTTGATACTAAATGTATCTCACCCAAGCTCGTGGAGCCGAGGCCAGGGGCTCTTACTTTTATAGTTCAGCCCTTTGGCGGAGCTGGTGGTGATTTTAATAAAGAAGGGTGGCTAGAGTTTGCTAAAAATTATAATGGTGCAGAAGTGAGAACAGGATTTAATCTACCGTTTCTTATTCGACGGGAGCTGTGGGATACAATTGGTGGTTACGATATAAATTACGATCCTTGGGGTAGTAACGGGGATAGCGATCTGGAATATAAAATTAAATTGGCAGGAGTCCAACCGTATCAATCTCAGAATAGCCTGGTTTATCATTTCTCCCAGACTTCAGGAACATTCTCTCCAGAAAACCAGGGCTATTGGCAAAAGAATTACGCTTATTTTATAGAGAAGTGGGGTTTTGAAAGGGTGGGCAGTCCAGAGATTTGGGAAGCTACCTTTGATATACCTGATGAAGGAAGGAAATTTAGACCAGATTGGGAAGGTAAATATGCGCCTTAATTTTATTGGTAATTACCAAAGAGGATATGTAGGCGAAGAAGCAGATGAAGTTCATCTAACTAGGGAAGTAGAAAGACTGGGAAATAACGTAAATAAAGTTCCTAGGGATATTTGGAAAGCGCATGTAGATGGATTAAAGAATGATGACTGGAATAAGTATTTAGATAATCTCAAAGCTGACATTAACATCATCTGTAAATGGAATCATTTTGATGATGGAAAATACATTAAGAACCTAAGGGAAGAATCAAGTGCTCCAGTATTTTATTGGGTTTGGGATTACATGGCCGATGGAGGAGAAGATAACTTTAATATACGGATGGCAAAGGAAGCTGATTTGTACTTATCTAACGAAGGTGGAGCCTTTAACTTTTACTCTAATCTTGGAATCAAACCCTATTACTTTCCTATGGATGTTTGCGATGGAGATTTGCCAGTCTTTGAGAATGAAGAAAAGATTTATGATGTGGTATTTCCAGGTAGCTATGTCAAGAAAGGAGATAGGATTGAGTATTTAAAAGAAATCAATAAAGAGATACCAGTAAAGATATTTGCCTGGAACCATGAGGAATGGTTGAAAGAAGGCTTTGATGCTAGCCCCGCAGTCTATGGAGCTGACTTTAATAAAATGATAGCTCAATCAAAGGTTGTACTTGGATTTAATGTTAATGCTCATTGTTGGGGATATTGGAGCAATAGGGTAGGGAAGGTACTTACTGTTGGTGGTCTATTAGTTCAACAATATGCTCCTGGGATGGAATTATTATTGCCAGATTGTGTTTCTCTATTTAGGAATCCACAAGATTTAACTACAAAAATAAAAAATATATTAGAAAAGAGTATTTATTGCCCACATAAAAAACATGAAGAGTTTACATCAAATCAAAGATGCTACGATTTATATTTTTTGATAACTAATTATCTAAAGGAAGGAAAATTATGGAACAAACTACCATAAAGTTATTGCAGCCTTACGTAAATAGTAAAATGCGGCAGTCTGCAATGGAAGTTCTAAAGACAAGTTTTATTGGTCAAGGCCCAAAGGTAGATGAGTTTGAGAGGAAGTTCTCTAAAGAATTAGGTTATAAATATGCACTTGCTGTTAATTCAGCTACTTCAGGTTTAGAGCTTGTTTATCATCTGTTGGGATTAGGTCCAGGAGATGAGGTCATCACGCCTGTATTTACTTGTACTGCTACTAATTTAGCTCTAGTTAGGAGAGGAGTAAAAGTTGTATTCGCCGATGTGAAAGAAAACCTGTTGATAGACCCAGAGGATGCTATAAAAAAAATTACTCCTAAAACCAAAGCAATCATAAATGTTCATTTACATGGTACAAGAAGTGTGTTTCCTAAGTTGGATATTCCAGTAGTAGGAGACGCCGCCCAATATTTAGATAGGACTCACGATGCTTATAATGTCTACTCCTTTCAAGCCACTAAGATATTTTCTACAGTTGATGGTGGGATGGTCACTTTACCTGATGAGACTTCTTACAAGAGAGCTAAGCTACTGCGCTGGTATGGGATTGATCGGGAGACAGGAAAACCAAATATTAATGTTGATATTAAAGAAGCAGGGTATAAATACCACATGAACGATGTTACTGCTGCGATGGGAATTGCTGGATTAGGTAGTTTAGTAGCATTGTGGGGCCATCAAGTAACTTTGAATGCTCATTATGTCGCTAATTTATGGGATACCCCTGGGATTGAATTAATGGGTGGTTATGGCCCGTTTCTAATCTCAGTTGAGAAGAGAGAGGAACTAATTGCTAAGTTGAGAAAACACGGAATTGAAGCAGGTTTAATGCACCGCCGTAATGATACTTATTCAGTCTTTGGCGGTAAAAGACAGAAGTTGCCTACTATGAATAGAATTGAAGATAAATATTTATTCTTACCTTTACATCACGCAGTCACTGAAAAGGATGTAAAGTATATTAGTAAAGTTATAAAAGGAGGTTGGTAATGACAGACGAAGAAATTATTCAAGCATGTGCTCATATTCCGTCATCGGTTTATGAGCCAGAGCAAAGAATGTGGTATAGAGTACTTTCCCCTTTGCCAGACAGTCCAGTAATTGTAGATTTAGGAACAGGACATGGTAAGAGTGCTGCTTCTTTAGCCTTATCATGCCCCCAGGGTCATGTATATACCTTTGATCCAGGTGAACCTTATATCAATGCTGGATGTAACGAAGAGCAGTATGAAGCAGAAACTAATAAGTTTATGGAGGATGCAGGAGCGAAAAATGTAAGCTTTACTCGTGATTCATCTTTGACTGTACCTTGGGATAAGGACATTGATGTTCTGAACATTGACTCAAATCATACCTATGAACATACAAGATCGGAAATATTACGCTGGATACCATTCGTGAAACAAGGTGGTCATGCTTTCTTTCATGATTATGATCATCCCCAAGCACCAGGTGTAAGGCAAGCCATTGATGAGCTAATTCCTAGTACTTTTAATATGGAATTAGTGGAGGTAACTGATGCTGGAGCAGTCAAATGTGCTCACTTTATCAAAAGCTAGTAAAGTTATAGTAACTGGAAGTGCTGGGTTTTTAGGGAAACATTTAGTCAGGCGATTAACCTTTGCCGGTTATGACGTTATCGGGTGGGATATTGTTGAAGGTAATGATGTTTGCGATCCTAATCTAAAGTCTACTGATATTGATGCAATCTATCATCTGGCATCTCCAGTGGATCCAGGTCATTATGAAAAGATTGCGGTGGATGTTGGTAGGACTAATTTCTTAGGTACCTTAAATATGTTAAATCTGGCTAAGGAAAACAAGGCTAAATTTCTGTTTACTTCCTCTTCAGAGGTTTATGGTGATATGGGGAGTAGACCATTCAAGGAAACTGATGTTGGGAAAGTAGATGTATCTGATCAACGAGCTTACTACAGCGAAGCCAAACGAGCGGGAGAAATGCTAACACTTCTCTATCATAATCTTTACAGCCTAGATGTAAGGATTGTTAGGCCGTTTAATATATACGGGCCAGGTATGAGGAAGAACGACTCTCGTGTAATTCCGTCTTTTATTAGAGAAATTCAACGGGATAAACCAATAATTATATATGGACTTGGACAAGCTACTCGAACTTTCTGCTATGTGGATGATTTTATAGAAGGTATGATGAGGGCTATGTACTACCCAAATACAAATGGAGAAACATTTAATTTAGGTACAACTGAAGAAATATCTATTTCTGAATTGGCACAGTTATTTGGTAATCAAATAGAGTATAAGGAGAGTAGGAAGGATGAGCCAGCTCATCGTCGACCTAATATTTCCAAGGCCAAAAAAATATTAAAATGGGAACCTATGATTAAACTAAGGAAAGGGCTAGAACTTACATGGGCACATTATCGGTGATAATAGCGACGATTAGCGATGCTATTGCTACTAATTTTACAGTGGCCCAGATTATTCAACAGTTAGAAGCGGCTAAAATTGATTATGAGATTATACTTGTAGACAATGGTAGTGATGAAACGAATAAAAAAAATCTTATGGAATTTTTAAGGTTCCACGAGGAATTTCCAATTACCTATTACGAGTATGATGTGAAAGGGACAATACCACCTCATTCCTTTGGAGTTACTAAAGCAATTGGAAAATACATAACGATGCCTGATCCCCATCTCATACTCTCCCCTAACTACTTCAAGGTCATGTTAAATACATTGAAAGAACTGAAGAGCAAGAACGTAGAAGTGGTCTTTTCACCATTTAGCGTTGGGAGTATGACTAAAAAAGGTGGGGATTATATATCTGGAAGTCTGTTAACCAAACCTAATCCTTTTAGTAAGCCTAGCAATATTGGTGAATCTTGTAAAATGGGCGATCCTCCTCATCCAGTCTTATCTACCTCTATGACTAGCTTTATCTGTGAAAGAGATTGGTTTCTGAAGATAGGGAATATGTTTCCTGATTCTTTTGTTGAAGCTGGTGGTCATACAGCTGAGAGCCTTTTGATAGGGATTCCAACATGGATGTTTGGGAAGAAGTGTTACGTGCAACCTAAAGTTGTGGTTGAGCACCCAGTTTATCGAACCGCCAAGGGAGCAAGTTGGAGCGCTAATATGCACCTGAGCATGGCTGTAGCTGCTTATATTCTTGGTGGACAGAAGTATTTAGATGAGATGCCTGGACAATATGGAGCCTATGTTCCTGGTGCGTTGGAGAGGATACCTGTATCTAGTATGGAGGATAGGTTACACATTGAGAAGAATGCTAAATACAGCTTGGATGAATTAGTAGATAAATGGGAGGTATTAAGAGATGAGGCTTAAACATCGCTGGAAGTGTCAGTTTTGCAAGTCTGTTGATCTAACTTTGGTTTTAGATTTGGGACCGATGCCCTTAGTGGGGGATTTCTTAAAGAAAAAGGATGTTGGTAAAGAGAAATCTTACCCTATTAGACTATGGTGTTGTGAGAACTGTGGACTTATTCAGCTTTTGGATATTACTCCTAAAGAAGAACTTTTCCAATCATTCCTAACGGGCTATTCACTCACGAAACACTTTGAGAGATTTGCTAGAGAGATGGTATATCGGTTCTTGAAGAAAGGAGATTTTGTGGTGGAGATTGGAAGTAACGACGGGACTCTTCTTAAATTCTTAAAGGATTTAGGTATGGATGTATTAGGAATAGAACCAATTTCTTACATAGCTAAACTATCTAAAGATAAAGGTTTACCAACTATTACTAAGTTCTTTTCTTTAAAAGTAGCTAAGACGATTAAACGCCAAGCGGATGCTATCTTTGCTAATAATGTTCTAGCTCACATTGATGACATAGCTGATACTTTTAGAGGAATTAAATACTTACTAAAAGATGACGGAATCCTAGTCTTTGAGGTTCATCATGTCTACAATATCTTTGCTCAGAAGCAGTGGGATAATGTGTATCAGGAGCATCTTTACTATTATTCAGTTGCGCCATTAGCTAATCTCCTAGCTAAATATGGGTTAGAAATAACTGAAATTAAACCGATTAAGAGTCATGGCGGTTCGATTAGAGTCTATGCTAGAAAGATGCCTAAAATAGATTTACAGAAATATGCCGAGGATCACAAAGAAAAACTGGTGAAACTTCTAAAGGATCTAAAAGCCAAGGGTAAGAAAATCATTGGCTACGGAGCGTCTGGGAGAGGGAATGTTTTATTAAATTTCTGTGGAATAAACAGTGAAATCATAGACTATATAATAGATGAAGCTCCTACTCGCTATAATAGATATACACCTGGAACTCACATACCAGTAGTTCCTAAAGATAAATTTGATGGAGCAGACTATATTTTGCTTTTAGCTTGGAACTACGAAAAAGAAATCAAAAAGAAAATGAAAGGATTTAAAGGGAAATATATAATACCATTTCCCGAAGTGCATATAACATGAACTTAATTATTACGCCTGTATACAAAGCTTTTGAAAGAGCTAAACAGATGGTTAGAGCCATTGATGAAGGGGCCACGATGCCCTTTTACCACGTGATGGTAGCTGATAACTGTGGTGATATTCCCGTAGCGCATGGTAGAAATAGGGCAATTATTACTTTCAGGGATGACTATATCGAAGGAGAACATAAGAGTAAAGAAGGCCAAGCTTTGGATTTAGCCTACACTTATGGTACTCAGAAATACACTCCCTATGGCCCTAACCCGCCGATGGACTATGTATTCCTAATTGAGGAAGATGTCATGGTTCCTCAAGGTTGGGACGCTAAACAGATAGAGTTATCTAGTCATTTAAAAGAATGGGCAACCCTAGATGTCAGTAGTGTTGATGAAGCGGGAAAACTAACTTATCCAACTGTTATCTCTCCTCGCCATGGATATGTGGAGTTCGATGGAGTCACCTTTGAGCATCAACATTACGCCGACTTTCAATGCACTTTATTTAATCCTATTATATGGTCAGCAGGAGTGCGGTTTTCAGATTTTCCAGATCACTTTGACATCTTATGGTCAAATAAAGTTACTGAGTTGACGGGATTAAAGCACTACCGCACACCTGATATTAAGGCAATCCATTATGCTAGCAGTAGCAGGAACGAGCTACCAAAATGAAAATAGCAGCACATAGTTCAGCTGGCAGAAAATTCATGGATGATATTATTGCTCACTGGGAAGCAAAAGGACATGAAGTGTTTTATGAACACGGAGCTAATCCTGAGCTTACTAGAACCTGTGATCTAACCTACATGGATTGGTTGGATAACAACTTCTATTGTCTATTTAACGGGCCAGGTGGGGACAATAACGCTCCTGGTTGGAAATCATACCCTAAGAAAGGCCCAATAGCCGTTAGAGCAATCGATATTGATATCTGGATGGGTAGACATAGAGATCAGCGAATCTGGAATTATATGGATTACATGATCGTTATTAGTCCTTTCTATCAGAGAATGATTCAAGCAGAAGGTAACCCACCTAAAGGTAAATTGCATTTAATTAGACCGGGAGTAAATCTGGAAAAGTTTACCTTTAGGAAAAAGGATAATGAATATAAGATAGCCTTAGTAACTGGTAATATGTGGGAGGCTAAGGCAACTTATGAGGCAATTAGATTACTAGCTTTGCTCAGAAAGCAGACAAAACACGACTGGACTTTACATATCCGAGGTGATTTTATTCCTCCTGAGTGGCATAGAGCGGCCCACGATCATCTTCTTGAAGTGCTTGGGGTAAAAGATAAAGTTTCAGTTTACTCTGCGGTAGGAGAAATGAATAACTGGTACGAAGATAAAGACTACATTCTAGTAACTAGCTATAAGGAAGCATTTAGTTACGCTGCGGGTGAGGGAATGGCTAAAGGGTTAAAGCCTATTTTAAATAACTTCTTTGGGGCAGAAGAGATTTGGTCAAAGGAATATCTTTATACTAACTGGGATGATGTAATTAAGATGTTTCAGGAATCAATCGAATCAGAGAAATATAGACAATATATAGAGAAACATTATTCTCTGGAAAGAATGTTGAAGGCGTACGATGAGCTACTTGGTAGCTGACATGGATGATGTTTATATTGACCCTGCTAACGGCATGAACTGGCTTTGGTATTTAAAGGGAAAATATCCTAACTTTAAATGTACTTTATTTGTTATTCCCGGAAAAAGTACTCTTGATTGGATATGGGAATTAGTAAATTTAGATTGGGTGGAAGTAGGAATACACGGTAATATGCACGATGAGAAGGAAGAAATAACAGAGGATATTATAAAAGGGTGGTCAATTTGGTCATCCATTTATAAAGGTCCTAACTGGAAAGTTACTAAAAAAGAAATGGATTTACTTCATGAAAAGGGCTATTCATTAGCGGTTAAGGAAGTAATTGAGCATCCAATTAAACAATGGCCTTTGACTGATCCACGAGCAGTTCATGGTCATGCTTGGATCGAGGCTGACTGGAAGAGATTAGAATCTTTAATCAAACCAAAGACAGAGTTTAAATTTATAAAGGAAGTGATATGAAAGAATTAGCGATAGTTTTACCCTACATACGAGATGATTATGTGAAACGCTGTATTGAAACGTTATATAAGTACACTAACAATTTCTACCTAATCGGTGTAGACCAGACTGTGAATGGCTACTATGATAAAAGATTCCACTTATATCTACGCCCGTTTCGTAATCTTGGGTTTGCCAAAGCCGCTAATGAGGGAATAATTCACGCTAAGCGCTGGGGAATTCCCTACATAGGTGTACTTAATGACGACACAGAGTTTATGCACAAAGATTGGTGGCAAGGAGTAAAAGATGAGTTTGCCACCGATGAGAAGATACTAGCAGTCTGTCCTGAAAGCCCCCGTGTGCCTTTGTGGGGCTATGGTAGACCCCATGGAGAGTATATTGATATAATAGAATATAAGGAAGAGTACACAGAAGAAGACTGGCAATATCTATGTGCTGGTGATTATGAAGACCTTAAAGAAAGAGTCCAAGATATTCCCGAAGCTTTCCCGCTTACAAAGAGAGGTGTTATTGATGCAATCGCTATGTGGTTCCCTATCTTTAGGAACGAGTTTTTTGACAAAGTGGGTTACTTTGACGAAAGATTTTACCCCGGTGGAGGAGAGGACTACGACCTCAATGCCAGAGGATACCGTCTGGGTTATCGTTTAGTTTCAACCATGCGAGCCTGGATATGGCATTGGTGGGGACAAAGTAAGGACAAGGCTGCTGAACTACCAAAGGAATTAAATATGTTTGATACAGAACTTAGATGGAATAATTTAGATGAACTTTGGCCAAGAGAACTTAATAATGGTCAAGGGATGGATCCCTGGGGCCATCACACAGATGTTAATGGAAAAAGGCAACCATTGAATAGGGTAGCCGAAGTTCATATAAAAGAGTTATAATTAACCTATGGCACAACTATATCAGATTCATAATGGCCCAAGCCCAACAACCGCTGCTCAAGTCCCAGTTACTACAGGAACAGCAATTAAGACATTGCTTCAAATCAAACTTGGAACTCAGAACTTTGGAAGGATTGTAGAATGGGGTATCTCCTTTGACGGTAGTGCAGCGGCAACACCTATAAAATGTGAACTTTTAGAAACAGGAACGGTATTTGCCACAGTCACAGCCCACGTTGCATCAGGAATAGTAAAATTAGACCCGAATGCTGTTGACCCAACTACTTCTAATTTTATTCTCACAACCACTGGTACAGGTTACACGTCAACAGCAGAAGGTACAATTACCGCTTCAAGAGTATTTGATGCTCAACTGGTTGCCCCAACCAACCAATATATCAAACAATTCCCTTTAGGCAGAGAACCTGTAATTAATGTTGGAACTTCCATGAGAGTTCGTGTAACGGCAGGAGCTGCAATTAATGCCTATTGTTATATGACTATAGAAGTATGATAATCAGAAAATATGAGGATAAAGATTTAGCTAAATTCACAGAATTTACCAAAGCTTCTATTACCGAACCAGTAATCCTCCAGCAATTCTCAAAAGACAATATCGTCAATGCGATATTAACCAATAAAGGCAACAGGATTTATGTAGTGGAAGATGATTTTGGTGAAATTATTGGAACTGGAGTCTGGAATACTTCTGGCCCAACATTGATGTATGCTCTGATGAATACTCCCACTTTCCAGCTTGATGATTATATGGGATTAGTTAGTAAGATGGTAACTGATTGTTTGGCTGAAGGTTATGATACTGGTTATATTCCAATTTCCCAAAAATGGCTACTTAATTTACTTCAACTACATTTCCCCGTAGGAGTAAAGGCGACAGTAGTAGGACGGAAGCCTATCACTCAAGAACCTCTATCTTGGGAATTAGAAATTGATTTAAACATAATCGCCGATAGACTCAAGGAACTATCTCAATAATATGCCAGCTTTTAGTTTTACCGCAACTATTGATTCATATATGCAAGGCGTACCTGAAGACGGTAAGGGTGTTAATTACGGTTCTAGTGGTCCTTTAATGGTAGGAGTAATGTATAGTAGTGGGACCAAGGCGGCACTCTTCAACGCTATCGGTAACTTCGATGTATCTTCCTTAACAGGAGCAACAATAAATGCCGCTAAACTTGTCCATAATATTGTTGATAGGGCTGGAAGTAATAGTGCTAAAGTGAAGCGTTGTACACGGCCTTCTACTTGGACAGAAGCAGGTGTTACTTGGAACACGTACGATGGGACAAATAATTGGACAACTTCAGGGGGAGATGTGGACGATACTACGCCCACGCCAGTTGCGTTTAATATACCAGCGAATGCGGGTAGCTTTGAGATTACTGGCATGAAGGACTTTGTAACTGATGCATTAAATAACCGTTCAGGTATTGTTTCTGTTATTTATTTGTTGGATAACCAAGACCCAGGTACTGACCAAACAATGAGATGGAAAGCAAGGAATGAAACTCCTGAACCGTGGAAACTCATTGTAGACCATGGACCTTTTGTTAAAAATATCCATGTTCCAATAAACCAAGCAGTTAACAGAGCTAATACGTACTAAAAATAAGTTATACTTAACTTATGGCTCGGTTACTGCGTTCCTACGGGATTATCTTAATAAGAGAATTTCCAATCACTTTGGTGGTAGGTACTACTACCTCTACAACTACCACCACTTCAACAACCACGTCCACCACCACAACTAGCTCTAGTACATCTACTACCACATCCACCAGTACTTCTACAAGCACTACAACCACTTCTAGCTCCACTACCACATCGACTTCAACAACGACAACTTCGACTAGCTCTTCGACATCTACGTCAACGACGACAAGCACAACTACTACGAGTACAAGTACTAGTTCATCGACAAGCACAACTACAACTAGCTCTAGTACCTCGACTACGACTTCAACATCTACTAGCACATCTACCTCCACTACTACTACTTCAAGTTCTACGAGCACAAGTACGACAACAACATCGAGTAGTACGTCGACTACAACTACTTCAAGCTCAACTAGTACAACAACTACCACGTCAACTAGTACTTCTTCCTCCACATCTACAACAACGACTAGTAGTTCTACCTCTACTTCTACTTCGACCACAACGACGAGTTCGAGTACAACTACAACTACAAGTTCGTCTACGTCTACCTCAACCACCACTACGTCTAGCAGTACTAGTACTTCCACAACAACGACATCAACATCTACTTCTACTACGACTAGCACATCAACTTCTACTAGCACCAGTACGTCTACGACTACGACCTCTACTTCCACGTCAACCAGTACAACAACTACGAGTTCCAGTACTTCTACCACAAGTAGTACAAGTACCAGCACGACCACATCTACTACAACTACATCCAGTAGCACGTCAACATCGACAACAACTACGTCTAGTTCTACTTCTACGACTACAACCAGTACTAGTACTAGTAGCAGTACCACAACATCAAGCTCAACAAGCACCAGCACCAGTACAACTACAACTTCTACCTCGACTTCAACTTCTACCACTACGACTAGTTCAAGTACTTCAACAACAACTAGCAGTAGCACGTCCAGTTCAACATCAACGACTACGACCTCTAGTAGTACTTCTACTTCAACAACGACAACGTCGAGTTCAACTTCCACAAGTACTAGTACTTCAACCACAACGAGCACTAGTACCACCACAACTTCTTCAACAACAACTACTAGCACAACGACTACTTCTTCGAGTACTACAACTTCAACAACAACCTCGACATCGACAAGTAGTTCTACCAGTACTACCACTACCAGTAGTAGTACTAGCACTAGTACAACCACCACATCTTCTTCGACTTCTACAAGTACGACTAGCAGTACTAGTACCAGTACTAGTACAACTACCACTTCTAGTAGTACATCGACAAGTACAACCACAACGTCTAGCTCTACTAGTACTACTACGTCGACAAGCAGTTCTACCTCGACATCAACTACTACAACGTCAAGTAGTACCTCAACGTCTACTACTACCACCAGTAGTAGTACTTCGACCACAACCTCAACTACTACATCAAGTTCAACTTCAACTACCACGACTAGTAGCAGCACATCGACATCAACTACTACTACCAGTACTTCGACTAGCACTACGACTACAACTTCTACCTCGAGTTCTAGTAGTACCAGTACAACCACAACGTCGAGTTCAACTTCAAGTAGTACTACCACTACGTCTAGTAGTACTTCCACAACAACCACGAGTAGTAGTACCTCTACAAGCACTACAACAACTAGTTCATCAACGAGTACTTCGACGACTACCACAAGCTCGTCTACGTCTACCACAACGACCAGCACTAGTAGTTCTACTAGTACAACTACGACTTCGTCCAGTACTTCAACTAGTACAACTACCACCAGTTCTAGTACATCAACCACAACGTCTACTAGTACTACAACTTCAACATCAACTACGACAACGTCCAGCTCTACATCTACTTCTACTACGATTACTAGCACCAGCACATCTACGACAACGACGTCTTCCAGTACGACAACATCAACCACCACTACTTCTAGTTCGACTTCAACTACAACCACCAGTTCATCTACTACAACGAGTACAACTACGACCTCGAGTAGCACGAGTACTAGTACTACAACTACCTCATCTAGCACTACTACAAGCACTACAACTAGTACTTCGACATCTAGTTCCACTAGCACCACGACAACTAGTACTTCAACGACAACAAGTACAACTACCACTAGTAGTAGTACTTCCACCACCACAACCTCATCGTCCACAAGTACGTCAACGACTACAACTAGTTCAAGCACTTCAACTACAACTTCAACTAGTACAAGCACAACGTCATCTACCAGTACTACTACCACTAGTACAAGTACATCCAGTTCTACAACCACGACTAGTTCTTCTACTTCGACGACTACTAGTACGTCAACATCAACTAGTACCAGTACAACTACTACTAGTAGTAGTACCTCCACGACTACAACGGTGACATCCACGTCGACTTCCACTACTACAACCTCTACCAGTAGTTCTACCTCTACGACGACTACATCGTCGTCAACGTCAACAACTACAACGTCCACCTCAAGTTCTAGTAGTACCAGTACAACCACAACGTCGAGTTCGACATCGACTACCACATCAACTTCAACAAGTACAAGTACGAGTACTAGTACAACTACTACGTCGTCGTCTACTTCCACTAGTACAACGACAACTAGTTCTTCTACCTCGACTACTACTACAAGCAGTTCTACTAGTACATCTACCACGACTACAAGTAGCAGTACTAGCACAAGTACGACATCCAGCTCGACGAGCACGAGCACGAGTACAACTACTACATCTAGTAGTACTTCGACCAGTACGACCACCACAAGTTCTTCGACTACAACCTCAACCAGTACAACTACTTCAACTAGTACATCTAGCTCAACTAGTACGACCACTACTAGCAGTTCTACTTCGACTTCTACTACAACCACTAGTACTTCGACTACAAGTAGTACTTCTACATCAACGTCTACTACAACCACTAGTTCAAGCACTAGTACAACTACGAGTAGTAGTACTTCAACCACAACAACGTCTTCCTCAACTTCCACTACTACAAGTAGTTCGACAAGTACGAGTACTACAACTACGTCGTCTAGTACTACAACAACTACCAGCTCAAGTACGTCTACTACGACCACCTCTACATCAACATCAACGACGACAACATCTAGTAGTACCTCAACAAGTACCTCAACCACGACTACTTCTACTTCAACTACAACTAGTACCTCCACCAGTACAACTACCTCTACATCGACATCCACGACTACTACAAGTAGCTCTACTTCTACTACCACAACTAGTACGTCAACGACTACGTCAAGCTCTACGAGCACGACAACAACATCTTCAAGTACGAGTACTACAAGTAGTACTTCAACTTCTACTTCAACAACTACAACATCAAGTAGCACAACGACTAGCTCGTCTACCAGCACTACTACTACATCAAGTAGTACATCCACGACAACCACCAGCAGTTCCACGAGTACTACAACCAGTAGCTCAACTTCTACAACAACCACTAGTTCTTCTACTAGTAGCAGTACTACTACATCTACTTCCACAACTACGACCAGTTCTAGTACTTCTACCACTACAACAAGTTCTTCGACTAGTACTTCCAGTAGTACAAGTACTTCTACTACAACCACGTCTAGTAGTACTTCTACAACTAGTAGTACCTCAAGCTCCACAACAACAACTAGCTCTTCAACCACTACCTCAACTACAACAACTAGTTCATCTACGTCTACTACTAGTAGCACTAGTACATCCACAACTACTACTTCTAGTAGTACATCTAGTTCTACTTCCACTAGTACTACAACTACCAGTACATCAACTTCAACTAGTACTACCACAACCAGTTCTTCTACCAGCACGAGCACGACAACCACTTCGTCTAGTACTTCAAGTAGCACTACTACAACTAGTTCCTCGACATCTACTAGCACTACAACTACAAGTTCAAGTACCTCTACAACAACTAGTACGTCAACGTCTACGACTACAACCTCGAGCTCCACCAGTAGTACAACTAGTACATCTACTACCACTACATCTAGTAGTACGAGCACAAGTACCACCACGACATCCACATCAACATCTACTTCCACAACTACTACGTCAACATCAAGCTCAACGACTACGAGTACTACAACCAGTTCGTCTACGACTACATCCAGCAGTACAACTACAACGTCGAGTAGTACCTCTACTAGCACTACAACTACTAGTACTAGCTCAAGTACTAGCACTACCACAACGAGTAGTTCAACCAGTACTTCGACTACAACAACACTGACTACAACTAGTACTTCGACATCTAGTTCCACTAGCACCACGACAACCTCAAGCTCAACTAGTACAACTACTTCAAGTTCAACGACAACTACTTCTACGAGTAGTTCAACTAGCACTACGACTTCTACTTCGACTACTACCTCTACTACAACAACGAGTAGTTCTACTTCCACCTCGACATCGACTACCACAACTAGTACTAGTTCCAGTACTTCTACCTCTACAACTAGCTCTTCCACTTCAACTTCTAGTTCCACTAGTAGTTCATCTTCTACAAGTACAACTACTACCAGTACGAGTACGTCATCAACTACTTCAACCACTACAACTTCAACTTCGACTAGTACTTCTACTTCTACGAGTACTAGCACCACAACCACCAGCAGCTCTACTAGCACGAGTACTTCTAGCTCTACTTCCACAAGCTCAAGTAGTTCTACAAGTACTACAACTACAGTTCCCTACCCAATAAATGTAGAAAGGAGCGACTTAGTGATAGGCGTTACGGTATAATTAAAATATGGCACGTCTTTGGTCTAGTGGGTTTGAATTAAATAGTTTAACTACGGATGTTGAAGTGACAGGTATTGGAGGTTCGCCAACTATAAGCACTACAACAGTACGAAGTGGTGCTTATGCTTTGAAATCAGCCCCAACATCTTCTGTTCAAGCAGTATTTTATGATTTTAAGTCTAGTGCTACTGCTGATGGCTTCTATATAAGGGCATACTTTAGAATAGCCACTCTACCAGGAGTCAAGACAGAGATCATTAAATTAAGAGGAACTGGTGACAAGGCAAGAATAGACTTAAATTCAGATGGTACATTAGAACTGTGGAATGCTGAAGATAACGCCCAGGTAGGTTTAGATAGCTCTGTGCTAAATACCAACCAATGGTACAGAATAGAGCTAAAACTTGATTGCACCACATTGTCTAGTACTTCCATCGAAGGAAAAATAGATGGAACCAGTTTTGCCTCTGGCACAATTAACCTTGCTAGTGGTGTTTCACGAGCTAACTTTGGAATCATAGATACTGCAGTTACTGCCGAGCTATATGTTGACGACATAGCCATCAATGACGACTCAGGCTCCTTCCAAAACTCTTGGCCTGGAGAAGGGGAGATAATTCATTTAAGACCGAGTGCTACAGGGGACAACTCAGACTGGACTGGTACTAATACAGATATAGATGAAGTAACCCCAGACGATGCCACTACTCTAATTTCTTCCAACACTAATGAACAAATAGAAGATGTGAATATAGATGATACCCCTGCTGCTTTGGCTTCAGACGACACCATAAACTGTGTTCAATTGGGAACTAGATTTAATGGAGTAGGAGCCTCTGCCAATGCCTCCTTCGTTACAAGAATAAAAAAGGCATCGGCTGGTACGGTTTCGGAAAGCTCTGTAATTACTCCAAGTAACACTACTTGGGATACTAATGCGGATGCTGCACCTAGAAATTATGCTTTAACTTTATATCAAGATCCAGACAGTAGTAATTGGACTAAAGCTACTCTTGATACCTCCCAGATAGGGGTGAGACTGTCCTCTGCTTCTACTAATGCAGCCCAAGTTTCAACTCTTTGGCTTTTGGTAGACCACCAACCTGCTGCTGGAACTACTACATCAACTACTACAACTACCTCTACCTCAACCTCCACGTCTACGACTACAACCAGCTCTTCTACCTCTACAACAACAACATCTAGTTCTACTAGTACCACAACTAGTACAACGACTACTAGTACATCTACTACAACTTCCACAAGTACTACTACCTCATCATCAACTTCAAGTACAACAACGACTAGTACTACCACAACTTCTACTTCCACAACGACTACTACATCCACCAGTACTACTACATCTTTGAGTACCACGACGTCGACTAGCACAAGTACCAGTAGCAGCACGACTACTTCCACTAGTACTACTTCCACATCTACCAGCACCACTACATCCCTAAGTACTACTACTTCAACAAGTACGAGTACTAGTTCATCTACTACAACTACACTAGGTTATTCCATCGATGTAGTTCCTGGCTATGATCTAGGTGTGAATGTAGAAGAAGAGGAAGAAGGACTAATGGAGTTTGATGTTAGAGATGAGAAATAGGTTATAATTTATCTATGCCAGATAAAATATTCTTCCAGAAATATCAGAAGGCTCTTGTTTGGCTATTCAAAACAAGAATCGGTAAATGGTTCTTTAAGATTGAGCCTAAAGGTGAAATTGTTGCTGTCTTCCCTAATGCTATTCGTTGGATAAACCCTAATGGCTCTTACTCAACCGAATTTAGAACCAACAATAGATATGCTTATAGATTAAATACTCTACTTAAATACTTCCCATTCTTAATGTGGGAAAGAGAATATCAATGGTATCCTCAACTGCGTCTTGGTTTAACAGTAAGTACTTTTTATCCTGATCCTGATGTTGAAAGTACAAGTGTAGATGGCTTGACCGAGGCTGATTATGCTAATGGTAGTGGTAAAAGCTGGGCTAATCTTATAGCTGATGCTGGAACTGCAAGTTATCCTTCTCTGGTAGGAGATGAAGTAGCTGATACTGCAATGGGTTTCACTACTGACTCTGCTACTACAGATTTTTTCCGTACATTAAGAAGATCTATTTATCTTTTCGATACTGCTTCAATACCTGACACGGACACAATTGATTCAGCCACACTATCTTTATGGGGTCGAGCTAAGACAGATGGGTTGAGCGCTACCCCTGATATAAATATTTACTCTTCAGCCCCTGCTTCAAATACAGATTTAGTTGCAGGAGATTTTGACAGCTTAGGATCAACTGCTTTTGCAACTGCGATTAGTTACGCTAGCTGGGTAGGAGATGACTCTGCTTACAATGTTTTTACTTTAAATGCAAGTGGGTTAACTAATATATCTAAAACTGCCACACCGACTAAGTTTGGAGCCAGAAATGCTAACTACGATGTTTCAGGAACCACGCCACCTTGGTCTAATGTAGCTAACACACGAAGTACTTTGGGTACTTGGTATGCAGAAAAGACAGGTACAGCTAACGATCCTAAATTAGAAGTTACTCACACTACTCCGACTACCACGTCAACTACAACTACTACTTCAACCAGTACAACGACTACCTCTACTTCTACGTCAACCTCCACCTCAACTAGTACCACAACCACATCTACGTCCTCGTCTACTTCGACAACTACAAGCACCTCTACCACTACAACTTCTACATCCACTAGTACGAGTACTACAACTACTACTTCCACTTCGACTAGTACCACTACCACAAGTACTAGCACAACGACTACTACGTCCACGTCTACATCGTCGTCCACTACTACTACATCCACAAGCACAACCACCACTTCCACAACGACGACTTGGAAATATCCTATTGATGTTGAACTAGGTTATGACCTTGTACTAGAGAACAAGTTAGGTTAAAATTAACTTATGGTTTGTGAATCTTGTAACAATGAACTAGACCACAGAACTAAAGCGAATAGGTTTTGTTCTCTATCCTGTTATTGGAATAGTATGAAAGGAATTGACCCTTGGGAAAATGGGCGCCGTATTCTAAAGGGAAAAGATCATTGGAATTGGGGTAATCGTAAAGAGTATTCCAAACTTTGTTTGGATTGTGGCGAAGAGCGTAAAAGTAGATACTCTTTAAGATGTAAAAGTTGCAATAATAGAATTCTTAAAACAGGTACAAAGCATTCTGAAGAGCATAAGAGAAAGATAAGTGAGGGCAATAAAGGTCGACAATGTTATTGGTTAGGTAAGAAAATGAGCCTTGAAACTAGAGAAAAGATGAGCAGTTCTCATAAGGCTTTAGTTATGGCGGGGACACACCCTAGGTGGAAGGGTGGAGTAACCTTAAAAGAGCAACTGGAAAGAAGTAGATTTAGAATGACTATACAAAAAAGAGTTTTTGAACGTGATAACTATACTTGTCAGTTATGTGGGGAGCAACAAGATTTACAAGTGGATCATATACAATCGTGGGCAGAATATATTGAACTTAGATTTAGTATGGATAATTGCCGTACTCTTTGTAAGAGCTGTCATTATCAGATAACGTATGGAAAACCAATACCCTATAAATCTATACCTTGGGGCCGTAACTTTGGAAGGAGGGTAGCAAAATTCGAAAGATATTAATTTCAAATTCAATACTCACCGATGACTCGTATAAGTCTCAATTAGCTTCAGCCTATTCTTCAGGAACTACTTTAACTGTAAATTCTAATGTATCTTTTGCGGCTAATAATCTATCCGTAACAGGAGAGCTTGGAGAAGAGCTAACTGAACTAAAGAAAGTCGATAGTGTTAGCGGTGCAACTACTATAACTTTAGCCTCAGCTCTGAATTTCCCTCATCCTAAAGATACTCCAGTTTATCGGGTAGCCTGGGATCAGGTGGAGATAGATAGAAACCAAACTTTAATAAGTACCAGTGCTATCCAGTGGGATCATAAAGATACTATTTATTATGATAGCCCCGGTACTGCTTCGGACAGTTACCGCTTTAGATTTTATAACAGTGTTACTGCTACTTATTCGGAATATTCACCCACCATCACTGGAGCCGGTTATCCTCGTAACTCTCTGGGCTATTTGATTAGAGAAATTAGAAAGGTACTTCGGGATAAAGAAAGAAAGCTGGTTACTGATGATGAGATAATTCGTTTCATCAACGCTGCCCAGGATATTATATCAGGAGTAAGAAGTGATTGGTGGTTTCTTAGAAATGAAAACTCTTCTACCACAACTACAGCTGGAACCAGTAAATATGCTTTACCTTCAGGAATAGATAATCTTGGAGTAACCGATACTATTCGGTATAACTTTAATGATGGTACTACTAACGAAATTTACCAGCTTAAGTTTATATCTTTGCTAGAATACGATTATATCTCAAGGGATAATCGCAATGATGATACTATCAGAGATGATCGTGTGCAGTATTACACACTGTTACCAGCCGATTCTTCTTCAGCCTCAGGCTATTACAATGTCTGGCCAATACCAAAAACCACAGGTAGGGGTACTTTCTACGTTCGATATTTTGAAGAGATGAGTGATATGGATGATGTAGCTGATACTACCCAAGTACCTCTTCCTCAGATAATTGAAGACTACGCAATTGCCATGTGCTATAAGATTCTAAATAGAGAAGACATCGCTAAAGTATATGAGGATAGGTTCTGGGGCCCAGCAGGGGAAATAAAAGGCAGACGTGGGTTGACAGGATTAGCTTTACTAGAACAACTTAACTACAATCAGAAAAGACCTAAAGGCCAGCCTCGTAGTTTAGTTGACTTTACTGGTCGAGAACCACTAAGAAGATTATTTGGTAACGTGAGGATAGATAGGGATCGCCTTCACGAAGATGTTTTTTAGCACAATGAAAATGTCGGAACCATGATTCGGCCTATGTTCTGAAAAACCAGACCGAAAAAGAGGAGCTCGCTCCTAAAACGGGCAACACAGGCGTGTGACCCGTGACCTGATAAGCGAGCCCCAAAACTAGTCACCGATCCTCGGAGCACGTACTCATCCGTGTGTACCGACCCAGAAGCGTCAGGGATTCTGGAAAAAGTGACGACATTTTCTAAATATCTAAACCTAACTCTCATTATAATATATATCAGGGAGTAAACGCAAGGTATGGATTTAAAAAATGGCTGAAGAAATAAAATACGAACTGGATGATTTTTCATCAGGAGTAAATAGGAAAGTATCTACGTTTCAACAAAAGAAGAACGGGGTATATAGTGCTCTTAATGCTACCTTTAATACCATCATTGGTGGTGTAAGTAAAAGATTGGGTATAAGTCAAAAGGGTAGTGATATTGCAGCCACTACTTCTACTTCCACATCTACCAGTACTACCACCACATCTACCTCTACAAGTACTACAACCACGTCTACTACTACTACCTCCACTTCTACCACTACGACATCAACGACTACAACGCTAACAAGCACCTCAACTACAACCACTTCTAGTTCAACTAGTACAACAACATCTACTAGTACAAGTACTAGTACTACAACGACAACTCTTGGTCCTACTATATTATTTAGTAGTAGTGCTACTAATACGACTACGGGAAGTAGTTCGAGCTGGCCATATTCATCAGCGTCGGGTTCTAACCGTCTGTTAGTTGTTCATGTGGCAATAGAAGACGCTACTTCTACTATTCAAGTTAATTCAATTACTTACAATGGTGTAGCTTTAACTAAAGCGGTTGCTATCACAGGTACTTTACCAAACAGACCAGTGAGAAGTGAGATTTGGTATTTAATTGCTCCTGATACAGGATCTAATACTATGGTAACTACACTAAATGCATCAGCACCATTCAGGGAATATGCACTAACTTTAACAGGAGCTAAACAATCCTCTCAACCAGATAATACTGGTACCTCTCAAGGAACTGGACAAGGGGTATCCGTTACTATTGCAGTAAATAATGTAAATTCTTACATTTGGGATATGGTGGCTGCAGAGGAAGGACCAGGAATCGAGAACAATGGGACCGCAGGAGCAGATCAAACAGAAAGACTTGATACTGCCATAGTATCTTTTGATAGTAGATCACTAGCAAGTGAAGAACGTGCTCCAACTACTGGAAACAAAACTATGAGTTGGGTATTAACTTATTCTACTGATTGGGTTTCAGCTGTAGCTGCCTGGAAGGATTTGAACGGATAACATGCCTACGATTCTCGGCTTGATAGGATTTAATGCCACTTCAACTTCAGATGATAAGCTCTTTGCTGTCCATGACAGAAATATTACTGATATTATCACTGGTACTTCTCAAGCTCAGCCATTAAAGAATACTCTAAACAGAGCTGAATTTGCTGTATTCTTAGATAGAGTCTGGTTTGTAAATGGTACGGATGACTCTCGTTACTACACAGCTGGCGGAAGCTGGACTAAGACAGGAGCAGCGGCTCGTTATCCTGTTGCTAAGTATATCCAACAGTTCAAAACTAGACTATTCATTGGTAACCTAACTATCTTAGGAACCAACTATCCTTCTAGGGTTTGGTATTCTGATCTACCTAAAAACAATACAATTACTTGGGGATTTGAAGCCCAGACTAACTTACAGCAAGCAGCTGGTTCAGCTATAGTTAAGAGTCCAGGTGCTCAATTTATTACTTACAATATTAAAGCGGGTGATGCTTTTATAATATTAACAGGTGCAAACGCTGGAGAATACAAAGTTTCTACAATAGACAGTGAAACTCAAATTACTTTAACTACTAACTTAACTTATTCAGACCCAGCGGATAGCTACATTGCTGGTGGTAATTGGTTTGATGTAGCTACTGATGATAACGATTCTATTGTTGGATTTGGTGAGAACTCTGATCGATTGTTAATATTTAAGAACGAGTCTTTATGGCGTTACGATGGGGTTAGCGTCAAACAAGTCAAAGGAGTTCCTGGGACTACTACGCAAAGAAGTGTGGTAAACGTTAGAGAGTTTACTTTCTACTTCCACTATTCTGGTATCTATCTCTATGATGGTATAACCAGCTATCTTATTTCTCGCCAAGTCCAAGATTACATTGATGGAGTAAGCTCTGGTGAGTACTCCTCCATCGTAGCTTGGAAGGTAGGCACCGACACTTACCGCTGTTACCTCAAAGACGTAGTAAATGCTGATGCAGAAATAAACATCCCTAAGTGCTATTTGGACTATGATCTGTCAACGAAGAGTTGGTCGGTGGGTAAATATCCTAAGCATGCTACTGTCTCATCTACCTATTTAGAGACATTAAATACTGTTCGTAACACTTATCTAGGAACTGAGCCTGCGGTTATTTCAGATGCTGGTCAGGTATTTAAAGATAATGATGGTAATAATGATGGCAGCTCTACCACACCAATAGAGTGGAACTTTGAAACTATTTGGCACTTTCCGTTTGGTTCTACTATTTACGGAGATTTTACAAGGGTTGATATCCACACTAAAAGAGGACGGGGTATAAATGTATTATATAAACTATATAATGAAGTGCCTTCTAAGGACTGGATACCTTTGGGTGATATAGAAAATACAATCACTTCATTTGATTTTCAACCAAGTAAACCAGATAGCGGTCGAGGTATTAAATTTCTTTTTAATGAATCCAGCACCAATAAACCACCTATTATTGAGAAGATAGTCTGTTATGGCATACCTAAAACAGATCGCCCTGTAGTATAATTAGGTATATGGCATTTGATGAGATTGGTTTTGATGAGAAACTAGAAAGAAAACAAGAAAAGAAACCATTTGAATTGTCAAGTTTAGACTTTGATACTTTAATAGAAGATATTGACGCTGCTAAGATTAGTAAAGGTAAGTCAGTTGGTGATAGGTTAGACGTGGATTATGACAGTGGTAAACTGGTTTTCTATAAGAACAAAACTAAGCGAATAGAGATAGGTGAATTTAATGATGGTAAGTTTGGCTTACGAGTTTATAATGTATCTGGATCTACGGTAGTAGATCAATCTGCATAATATGGCTGTATTTGAAGTCACTAACAGTTTAGGTTTTACTCATCAATATCCAACCGACTCTTCTACTTGGAGGGCTGAGTATAAACAATTATATAACGCTGATATTGTTTCAGAAAGAGTGCTGGGGGTAGATGAAGTACCTCCTGGACAAGCTTCCTCTGTTGGACCTGATCCATCTTTACCTAAAGCTACTTTTCCAGAGTCTCCAGTAACTCCACCACCTACACCATTAACAGCTGAACCACCTAGAAGTGTGGATCAAATAATCCAGGATGCGGCGGAGAGGGCCATTGAACAGTTTAAAGCGAGAGCTGGAGAATTTGATACTCGCAATCCCTTTGCTTTTGATGAAGTCTTAGCTCGTCAAGCGGCCGAGCAACAAAATGAACCATTCTACCAACAACAATTATCTGATTTCTTACAGGGTATAGAAACTCAAAGACGTAGGAGTACTGAAGATGAACAGGCAGTCTTGTCAGAACTGCGGGCTGATACTCAGAGCTATCGAGGTAGAGTTAAACAAGAGATTGATCGAGCCTTGAATGCCTCAAGGGAAGGATTTGCTGATGCTAATCTTTTCTTCTCTGGTAGAAGAATAAGAGAAGAAGGTATGATTGAGAGAGCTGGCGCCACTAATTTATCAGAGTTCCTTAGAACTCAGGGTGTCAAAGAACAACAGACACAGTTGGGTGGAGCAAGAATAAAAGAAGAGTTACTGACTAAGCAAACATTAGGACAGCGAGATATTGGTCGTGCTCGACAGTTTGACGTTGAGCAGGATATAATAGAAGCAAAGAGAAGAGCGGCAGTCAAGCGTGAATTTGAAAGAGGCCAATTCTTAGGCCCAGCACCAGGAGAACCGATACAAGAGTTTGAAGGTAGACAGTTTGAGAGTTTATATAGAGGGCTTTGAATATGCCAGAAGATGAATTTACACCAGTAACAGAGGCAAGAACAAAAGCTGAAGGACTCGAGCAACAAGCAGGCGAGTTAGCTACTCGTGGTACAACTCTACCTGATCTTGTTGGCTCGGCACTTAGACAAAAGTTTGGTGAGGAAAATCCACTCATTCAACAGCGTGGGACTGCTTTACAAGACTATCTCACCGCCTCTGAGAGAGCCCAGACAGGGCTGCTACCCCAGAACGCTCCTGGTGGTACTGTCTTTGCACCTACTGAACGTAGAGAGCTTGTAGCCAAAGAGCAAGCCGCTGCGGTTACTCCCTTAGTTAATTTAAATACTATAATTGGTCAAGCCTATGGTGGAATACAGAATATAACTGATGCCGCTACCCGTGCCTATCAAGCTCAAGTCCAAGCAGCTCAAGGTGCTGCTGGCCAAGCTAGGCAAGGTTATCAAGATGTACTTAATGAATACATGCAACGGCAGCAGTTAGGTCTACAAAAGGGAGAGTTAGCCCAACGAGGTGAGATTGCAGCCGAAGAAAGGGGACTGCAAAGAGAACAACTAGCCCAACAAAAGTTCCTTGATCTAGAGAAGATGAGACAACAAGGACAAATATCGGATCAAGAGTTTACCTTCAGACGAGAAGAATTATCTCAACAAAGATTCTTGGCCTTAGAAGAAATGTCTCAACGGGGTGAACTATCCTCTGAAGATCTAGCATTCAGAAGAGAACAACTCGGACAAGAATTAGGGTTGTCTCGTGAGGAAATGGGATTAAGAAGTAGGTTAGCCGAACTACAGATAGGCATGGATAAAGAGAGAATAGCTCAAGATAAATTCTTAGCTCTTATGGAACTACAACAACGTGGTCAAATCTCTGAGCAGGACTTTGCAATACGGCGGGATCAACTAGCTCAGGAAAGGTTCTTAGCTATGGAAGACATGGCTCAAAGAGGTGAAATATCGGGGCGGGAATTTGACTTAAGAAGAGATTTAGCTAGTGCTGAGCTTAGTTTTAATAGAGAAGAACTTGCTCAACAAAGAACCTTGGCGATTGAGGAAATGAATCAAAGAGGTGAGCTTACTCGGGAAGAGTATGACTTACGAAAAGAACTAGCGGCCAATGAGCAAGCATTCCAGTACGCTTCCTTAGCGCAAGATAAATTCTTAACATTAGAGGAACTCGCTCAAAGAGGAGAAATATCAGCCAATGAACTTGCTCAAGCAAAGGAATTAACTCTTAAGCAATTAGCGCAAGACAGATTCCTTGAATTAACAGCTTTAGCACAGCAAAAACTATTAACGTTAGAGCAATTAAAAGTACAAAAGAAGATTAGTGATAATGAGTTAGCCCTACAAAAAAGCCTTACTCTTAAACAGCTTGCCCAGGATAAAGCTTTAACCCTGAAGCAGTTAGCTCAAGATAAAACTTTAACTCTTGCTCAACTAAAAAATAATTTAAAGGTGGCTAAAATTGGAGCTGCTACCTCTATACAGACTGCTAAGATTGGAGCAGGTGCTTCTATATATAGTGCTAAGCTTGGAGCAGCTACCTCTACACAAATAGCTAGTGGTGATCGACTCAATGCTTTGATGATAGCACTATTGGGTAATAGTGGCAGTAGTTCCTCCACTGCGGATAAATATGGGCTTAAATAATAATGGACTGGAAAAAACTATTTCAAGAAACAATTCTAAAGCCAGTATCTAAGGCTGTATCAACTGCTACTAGGACAGCACGGAAATTAGCTGAACCAATCAAAAAGTATGTAGTGGAGCCAGCTATACCAGCAATTACTCAATTTCCAAGAACTATATTGGGTACAGCCTTTGAAGCAGAAAGGTTAATTCTTCCTAAAATCATTAGGGATGAAGCTACCAGGAGGAAAATAGAGCTTGCTCCCAATCCTTTTATTTCTCTAGCCCAACTAGAAACACTTTCTAAACCTAAAACGGCAATTCCTGAAGTGGCTCGGCAAGCAGGAGCCTTTGCATCCCTTTTTATACCAGCCCCTATTAGAGGTGCACCCTTATTAAAACAAGTAGGTTTAGGAGCTTTATCAGGAGGATTGTTTGCAGGGACTCAACCAAACCTCACTACCCAACAAAGGCTAATTCAGACAGGAATTGGGGCTGGCACTGGGGGAGTATTAGCTCCCACAACAGTTGCATTAAGCTCTCTCGCCGGGCGAGGTATTTCCAAGATATTGGGTAAGAAAACTACCCAAATACAACCAAAGACTCCTACACCACAACCATTTTTACCCTTTCCTAAAAAGGCAGTCCAGCCTCCTTTTATACCGGGTAGGCCAGAAGTGACCGTAGGGAAAGAAGGATTGAAATTTCCATTACGACAAGAAAGGATTTCTCACGAAGCAATTAGACAAACTACTGAGGTAGTCGGTGAAAGATTGCAACAAAATCCTGATAATCCGATACTTCGAGATCAAAGTAAGAGATTATTTAGACGAATAGCCGACCAATTTGATGCTGGCGACTTAAATCCAGAGAATATTCCAGCAATCTTAAAACAACATCATATCACTCCTCAACAATTTGCTAAAGAATTTACTGACACTATTTCTACTAGTGCCCGAGATTTAAATTCTTTATCTCGTTTATCTAGACAAATGAATAAATATCTTCCCGATGAGGCAAAACTACCAGAGCCCAAATTAGGGGCTTGGGATAGATTTGTTGATATTTACAAAGCTGTTGATTTGCCTAGAAGAGGGGCGATGGTCTCTCAATGGGCTACTGCTGCCCGTAACCTCATCTCCCAGACAGGAAGATATACTTTAGGAACTATTGACGATGCTTTTCAAGGAACCTTTCGGGTAGCCAAAGGAGAACCCGCAGGAAAAGCCTTTTCACCCTTTCTGGAAGATATACACGCTATAGTTAGGCAAGTAACCCCTTCAGGTAGGAAAAGACTTGGAGAAATCTTAGAGAGTAATTTATTGGAGAAAAATAAATTATTTGGTACTCCAGTAGGAGACATAGCTTTAACTAATAAAGTAGTTAAATTTATGAATGTACTTAATACTTCTCAAGAATACTTTTTCCGTAAGATTGGTTTTGATTCAAAGTTCACTTCTAATTTAGTCCAAGCGGGATTTGATCCTAGTAATATGAAAGCAGTCCCAGGTGACATTTTCCACAAGGCATTTCGAGAAGCGACTGATAGCGCTTTAGAATTAACCTTTGCCGCCCAGCCCAAATATGGTTTAGGAAAAACAGTAATGAATATGTATCGAGAAGCACCTTTTTTAACTGCTCTAGGTAACCCATTCCCAAGATTTTGGACAAATGCAGTTAAATTCCTTTTTGATTTTTCACCTGCTGGCTTTAGTAAACTGCTTACACCAAAGACCTTTAAGAGTTTGACCAGCCCTGATTCTGCATTAGCAGCAAAGGCTGTATCTCAAGCTACGATTGGTACACTTATGTGGGGAGCAGGTTATGCAATTCGTAATTCTCCATTCGCTGGTGACAAATGGTATGAAATTAAAATGCCAGATGGTAAAACTCTTGATACTAGAGCATTCGCACCGTTTTCAACGTATATGTTTATTGGGCAAGTCCTTAAAGATCCATCTAAACTAAATAATTTTGATTGGGCTGATGCGCTACTTTCCATAAATAGAATTGCTGGAACTGGATTAACAGTAGTAGATACTTTAAGAGGTAAAGGGGTAGACGATGCCAAGAAGTTCTTAGCCGAATTTAGTGGTCAATATCTGGGTGGGTTTAGTGTGGGATTGCGTACTTACAGTGATATTCTAGCTCAATTTAGGCCGGAAGCGGCTATTACTCGTAGCACTAAAGAAAATCCTGTATTTGGTCCATTTCTATCTAATATTCCTTTTGCAGCGGAAACCCTACCTGCGTTGCCTCGACTTACCAGAGAAGGACCTTACACAAGAGAAAATCCTTTGCTCAGACAATTAACGGGTCTTACCCTTAAACAAAAGAACTTCACCGAAAGTGAAATAGACCGACTTGGGATTGAAATGAAAGATCTGATACCAAGAACTGGCGATAAAAAGATTGATAGGCTAATTACTGAAAATACTGGCAAAATATTTGGACAATTAACTCCACGAATACAAGGTAGTCGGGTATATCAAGGTTTAGATGATGAAGGTAGGAAACAATATTTGAAAGATCTATTTTCTGATGTTAAAAAAGATGTTAAGGCTGAAGTATTACCTGCTATAGCGACAGAGATAGCAACGCAGTGGTATAGCGAACTTCAAGGTAAAAGTCATGGAGAGATAAGAGCATTTTTGCTTAAACAGAAACAAAAAGGTCTTTTAACAGATGAGATATTAGCAGAATTAGATAGGCTTGGATTATAAAATGAGTAATACTAATCCTAATAACAGAGATATAATTGAGCGTCTAGCTGTTCTTGAAACCAAGGTTGATGAGATTGTCAAGAATCATTTGCCCCACATTGACCAAAGAATCACGGGTTTAGAGAACAGACAGAATCAAATTTTGGGTGGTTTGATAATTACTTTAATTGGTGTTATCGTTAACATACTGTTGATGGTAGGAAAATAAATGGCTACTACTAACATATTTGAGCCGTTAAAAAGACCGTTTACTAGAACAAGAGGCTACTGGGATCACGTTAGAACTAACCCTGGAACTTGGTATGGCTTAGATTTGGCTAAGCCTACTGGCAATTATGTTTATTCTCCCTTAAGACTAAAAATACTTCTAACTAATTACGATAGATTTTCAGGCTACAATATCCTAGCCCAAGTTCGTTGGTCTACAGGTAATCTAGGCAATTTATACTTCTGGTTTGCCCATCTTTCCAAGTTTAATGTGAAACGGGGGCAGTCGGTAACCCTTAAGACTATAATCGCCCGTTCTGGTGCCACTGGGACGGTCAGTGGCCCACATCTGCACTGGAGTATTCTAGTGAGGAATGCTTGGGGAAGATATATTCCTGTAAACCCTGAAGACACTAAACGCTTTAAGTTATTAAGGCTTTAGAGAGGGGGTGGTGAGATAAATGGAAGCATTAACGTTACCATTGGTCGTTGTTGGATTGACCCAACTAATAAAAGCAGTAGCTAAATATCTAAAAGTCCCTGTATCAGGTGCAACCACGATTATAGTTGCTGGTGTAGTTGGTGGATTAGTGGCTTTTGTTGATCTTGATAGTACATTAGTCCAAGGAATTTATTCAGGTATAGTGGCGGTTGGAGGTGTAACTGCACTTCAGAAACTGGGGAGTGTAGTTAGTCTTGGTGAGCCAGTAGACGAAGAGAAATAATCAACGTGCTTTGCATGGGCAAACTATTTATACATTAGCTGGCTAGAAGAGCAGATTGCCTATTGACGTCTGCTCTTTCTAGTCTGGTAAAATCTATTAGTGGTAAAACAGCCCTGGGATATTTTATCTGCTGTTTGTAAATTCCCGGGGCTGGCATTATATGAAGAAGCGAAGTGAGGCTAAGAAAGCTAGAGCTAGAGTTCACACCGCTCAAAACAAGATAAAAAGAATAGAAAAAGCACTTAAGTATGCAGGTGGTAGTGCAGTAGAATTTCTACAAGGAAGATTAAATTATTGGAAAGGTAAAGTGTAGGAAGAGGTGATGACTAATTCAGAATAAGTCTTAAGGGCCAGTTACATAGTTATGAGTGACTGGCCTTTTTTATTGGAAAAATAGCGGGGGAAAAGTCCTTTTGACAATGAACTCCTCCCCCTAGAACAAGCAGGATTCAGCGTGCTGGTGGCAAGACATTGCTTATCCTGCTGTGTCCCCGTCTTTTATCTCGAAGCTCAGTCCTTGGTTGTAAGGCTTTCGCATAAGCCTTTGTAGAACTGGCTCCAAGAGTCGCATATCCTCGTCAGTAACCAGAAACCGAATAAAGGAAACAGTATGCTTCCCGCTACGATTTCTGATAATGAGATAGTGCAAGTTATTTTGGGCGGGCACTAGACTCCTCCTTCGGCCAGAGCTTAACTCCATTTATCCAAAGAACCAAATCGTACTCCTCTGCCGTAGCCAGAAGCATCTCGATCACCGCTTGAGGGATGTCTGGCTTGTCGACCCAAATTTCTGTCTTTGCCATGATCCCTCCTTGTTTTCAGTTCTCCTCCTGTTCCTCTTGTTGATCTTTGCACCAAACTTCAACAGACACACCCAATGTTTCAGGATCTTCGATGATCTGTTGAACCAGTACAGAAATCTGCTCGTATCTATCTACTGTGAAGTCTAGCTTCCTCAGTTCAGTTGGAAGATAACTCCTTCTTGAGATAATTGATCCGTGCAGCATAGCACCCTCCTTTTGAATTGATCTCTCAAAGCTGGGGCTATTGTTTTTCGATATTTCATCGGGCTTCACCTTCCGCACGCCAGCCTCGATTCCTCAGCTCGTACAAGCCTACAATAGCTTGGATATTCTAGAATATGCCTCCCAGCTTAGAAAGATCAATCTACCCTTTCTTTTTGTCTATAAACCTATCCCTACAATCAGGATGAACGTAGCGTTTTCTTTGTCTTTTATGATTGGCATTTTGTCCACATCCTCTACAATACTTGGCTTGATCTTTTTTCATTAGTAGTCACGGATTTCTTCTGAACCATCTTTCCTTCTTATATAATATTTGATCTTAACAAAGGGTGGTATCCAGGGCCTTATTTCCAATATTTTCCTGACCGTGTTACTTTGAGCTCGTCCCACTGCGCAGGCAATGAGTATGAACGCATCATTTTTCGTAACAATGACATCGGCCACACCCAATAAATCGGACTTCCCGAAACGGGATTTACGCATTCGATGAGTCCTGTAACCTTCATTCTGGTATCTTTTTTCAATTTCCCGCTCATATTTAGTTCCTACTCTTAATGTAGAAATTCCCATATTTTTGCTCCTAGCAATACTCCACCAATTATCGTAATAACTATTAAAGAGATACTCACTAAGACTATCAAGAGTATGTCTATAAATTTCCACATCTTAATCCTCTTTGTTTAATTATACTCTATAAATATTGAATATAAACTCCAGTCTTGTACACAGTCCAGGGCCACCACCCTCTAGCAAGAAACATTTTATGAGCTTCATCAACATTGTATTTCCAATCGTATAAATTTGAATCACATCTGTTTATCTGGAACACTCCATAACTATAGCACCCTGTATATCTTGCATCATTATAATTCGTGGCATTGGGATTTAATCCTGATTCAGCATAAGCTATTGCTAATGCTGTATTTCCATTTGCACCAAACTTAGAAAGAATATAATTAGCTATATACGCCCGGTTAGGGTTGGAAAGCTGGTTCTGGTGGGGCTGAGAGGTTTGAGGAGGGGTCTTTGCGGCTAACTGTTGCCTGTCTCGCTGAGCCAAGGCGGACTTGAGGCGCTTACTCTCAAGTTTCTTGTTTAATTGTTTAATCTTTTTATCCTGCTCTTCTACTTTCTTCTTTTGGTCTTTCAGTTCTTGTTCTTTTCTTTGTATCTCGGTTTCTTTAGTTTCGTTAATGCTACCCACATTCCAAGTAATGCTTGCGAACCATATAAGAAGAATTGAAAGTGCAAAGATAAGCAGATATATCCAGTTTTTACTCATATCGGCGTAATTTTAGCTACGCCAGACCAGAATAAAGTAAAGCTTGTGAATGGATTCAAAGCACACTCGCAAGCTTCTATTTGCCTACCATCTAACAGAATGCCCTGCCCAAACATTACTGCCATAGGTGATGATAGGCAAGTAAGTAAAACTTACTCTTTGGTTTTTTCTTTGTCAAGTTTTATCTTTTTAGTTGATCCTCTCCTTCCCTCCATTACTTACTCTCCTTAGTAAGCAATTCCAACACTGAGTTGGTTCTGTTATCTTCAAAGGTTTGAAGTCTATCCTCACAGATAGGCTTTGTGAACTCCGAGACACAAAACTCAACTAGCTTTCTTTCTCCTTTCGGTATCAAGACAATCTCCTTTTCGGTAAATGTCTTGTATCCTTGATAGCCTACTAATACAAGCAGGGCAAGAAGGATAACTCCGAATATAATCTTCTCCTTGGGCAAGTTTTTCACGTGTTCCACCTCCTTTCAAGAAGTGAACAAAATATAAATAATAGTCAGTATCGGTATTCCCAGGATTATTCCTAACATTAGGTAATGGTTGTCTTTTGGGTTAGGATCTAGTTTTATGCTGCTTTCGTGTTTGTAGTTCATTTAAGTCTCCTTTTCTTTGGTTTCCGCTAATTCTAGTAATGCCAAGAACAGCCCACTCATAATGTCCACTGCTTCATTAGGTCTAATAAAATATCTAGCCGAATCGTAAGTACTTTTGATTTCAATTTCTATAGTGTCCTTTGGATTTCTAGCTGGTGATTCTTTTAGCCATCTATAAACCCTTATGTATGTTCCATCTTTACCTGTTCTGTTCCAATATCTTTTTCGTTTCATTTAACAAACCTTCCCCACAACTGTATCTGGTGTACGTACAGATTTATTTTTCATAAAGTTTCATGTAATTATTTCTTTTAGCATCTTTCCATTCTTCGTAATGATCATCACTTAAATGGAAAAAATCTAACCAATCCCAAATGTGACCAGATTCCACTGCTTCTTGAGGGCTTTTACCTTCAGCTCTATCAGCAGAAGATACAACCCCTAAAGTTTTATTGAATTCTTTGTAAGCCTTTTCTTTCCTAGTGTCATATCTGTAAGCATCTTCTTTCTTTTCATCTTTTGCATCATCCCTATCAATAGTACCCGTGTAGTCTGTTTCCAATTCCGTTTCAAACTTCTTAGTTTCGTCCATAGATATATTTTCTGGAATGACTTCTTTGATACCGAAACATATCTTTCCATTCTTATCTATGTGAGAAAAGTAGGCTTTAGGTTGTCCAGACTCATCTACCTTAGTTTTGCTAAACTTTTCCTGCATCCATGTCCCGTGGCCCTCACATTTTTTAGTCAAAGTTTGTTCCTCCCGAATACTTCAATTTGTTCTTCGCTTTTTTCTTTAGCGATAATATACCCTTCAATAAAAGCTTCTAACATATATCTTTTGGTTACATCAGGCCATTCATCCATTTGTTTCTTGACCTGTGTCCCTGTGTGTTGATGTTCACGTCGATAGATTGCATCAACAACTTTGTTTCCTAAGTTAAAAGCATAAGATCGTCTTTTGTCATCAAATCTATTGTCAGTTAATGTCATTTGGTTTGTGTATATATTTCTTCTGAGTGAATATCTTTTATAGTTTCTGGTAAATCCTTACTTGTTAAGATATCTATCCACTTTTTATGCATTAGCTTAGCTTCTTTTTTAGTCTCGCACTCATCTACAATTATCCATGCACCATCTTTTCGATACCGAGTGTCAACAATTCCGACCTCATAAAAACCTGTGTCGTTAGTGTAAGCAGTGTCTATTATAAGATCTTCCCCATCTTCCCCATAGCGGTCTACTTTTCTGCCATTGTAACCCCCATAAAGCATGCCTGCAAATCCACTAGCAAGCCCTCCAAATCCTAAATCAATATAATTTTCTTTACTTAACTTACTTTGTTTAACTTTTGACATGTTAGTTGTATTTTTCCTCCTGAGCTAAAAGTCTTCCTTCATTCCAATCTTTTAAGAAGGAATTGTACCTGTTGAGTAGCAGAGCTATGGCTTTCAACCCCTCAATAGTATCAGTCTTACCTTCATTAATGTGTTTATTTAAGATAGCTATTGCTTCTATGTATTTGGGGCCGTCATCATTCATTATCTTTTTCCCTTTCGTTATCAATAACATCCTTATTATTTGATCCATCGCTTGAGCAATAATCGCAGTTGTCGCAATCATGACTATCCCCTAAAGACGCTTTGCATTTTTCACAATAAGGATTTGTTGTAACCATAGTTTTATTATATGCACTTGTTTACTTTTTTGTCAATACCCCAATTTTAATATATTTGGAGATCGTCTGGCGGGAGATATCTACATCTAGGCGTTTACTAACTACCCATATCTTTATACCTAAGTTTAGGTACGCTTGGATTTTGGAAACCATATCAGGGGTCATTTTCTTGTAAGCCACAGATTATTTGTAACACATAGCTACGTATTTGTCAAGCAAAAAGATAGCCTTGGTTTTCGTTTTGTTTGTATTTCTTTTGAGTTAAATCCCATTTATAATCAACAAAGAACCAGTAAAATGTCATTGGCTGATTCTTAAAGATACCGTTCTGCTTTTGTCTCTTCCCTAAAGCCTTCCATTGTATAGGATTGAGATTAAATGATAAGTCGGGGAATTGTTTAAATCTAACTTCTAAATGCTTAGCTTTAGAGATAACATAGTCTATTATTCTATCTCTAACTCCAAACTTAAACTTAAATCCACGCTCTGGTAATACGTCATGGATAACAAAGCGATAATGATCGGCGATCGGTAGTAATACTTGACTACCGATTTTAATTACTGTGTTTGGGTACATTTTTATTCCAACGCTTTTTGATCAATTCTTTAAAATATTCCTTACCATATTTCTTTAAGGTAGCCTTGCCGCCTAAGCTTCCGGCTTCTTTGATTGTAAGCTCTTTTTTATCTTCAGACACACTTACCTCCAATCACATCACTACACATATAAGGGCTTCCTAGAAGCTTATACAGCCCTACAGTTAGTAATATTAAGATGGTTGTAAAGATTATAGTTTTCATTTTAATAAATACTGATACTAAACAAGCGTCTTCCTTGCTCTCTTAGATGTTCTAATTCATAGTTTAAGTGGATATGCTTAGAGGTAAAAGCTGGCAATGTATCTTTCTTAGTTCTTACTTTGTCTATTTTATTTTTTAGTTGTGTTAAAGACATTGTAGTTTTCATGCTAGATACAGCATACAACTGCTCGTATAAATATGTCAAGATAGTACTTTGGGCTATAGGATACAACCACTCGTATTATTGATTTATCCTAGCCTTCTGATATAATTGAACTATGCCAAAGATGACACAGTTAACTGGTAAACAACAGAACTTTGCAAGACAATACGTAAAGAATAACTTCAATGGCCCAGAAGCCGCCTTGAAGTCATATAACACTAAGTCTAGAGTAGCAGCTAGGACGATATCTTATGGTAACTTACACAAACCAGAGATACAACAAGAGATAACCAGTGTGTTAAGGAGGAATGGGATGGATGAGGACTACATAGCTAGGAAGCTCAACCAAGCACTAGAGAGTGGTATAGGAGAGAAGGCTACTAATAGTGATGCTTTAAGGTCTATAGAAAATATCATTAAATTGTACGGATATACACCAGTATCTAAACATGCTAACTTGAATGTAACATTAAGTGATAGTTATAATGACAAGAAACACTCAGAACTGATAGAAGAACTTAAGAAATCCACTGCATCTACTCAGAAACTACTCAAAGACTTAGGAGATAAATAGAACCTACTTGCTGTTAGTTACCGCCCCGTAATATAGTACTTATTTCATACTTTGTCAACTATTGAGGCTAGATCACGTCGCACAATATATGTTGTACGATGTATAATAATATTCTGAAGCTGACCCCCACGGCACCCCTTTTAATTCTCACTAGTAACGTATAAAGACCTTCTCTATACGACATAAATTTTCAAGATTATAGCTATAACTACTATATTGACAGTATGTGTTTTATGTGATATATATACTATATGGCTAAAGCATGGGTTATACCCGTATCAAAAGAATTAAATGAAGAGACGTTTGAGTGGGCGCATAAGTTGAAGATGTCTAAAGCCGAGTTTGTTAGACAGGCAGTAAAAGAGAAAATTAAAAGCGATAGACCGATGAAGACTACAGAAATTTTTACCAAAACACCTGAAGCCGTGGTTGAGAAACCAGTCTTGGAGGCTACCGAAAAGCAAGAGATAATACGATCGTTTTCTAAAGAAGCCCAAATAAAGAATACTCCGAAAGGAAGTAAATGAGAGGAGGTGAACTATATGTGGAAGGGAATAATTGCAGTGAGTATATTGTTACCTTTACTTCTAGTAGCTCCTGTGGGGGCTGAGGAAGAGGTAACTGATCTTTGCAGTAACATTGATGGTGTTCAGGAAGACTACGGAAGCGGTAGCACTGAGCTAATTCAGATAGATGAAGAAGGTAACTGTGGCCTGTTAGAAGAAGTCTATCCTGATATTAGGGAAAGACAGGATAATCCTAACTTCGTGGAGCCTGGAGAAGAGCCTGTTGTTAGCAGTACTTGCAAATAGTTGACAAGGGGTGTATTATTAAAGCGCAGCTGTTGGGGGAATCGTCCTTTTCTGGGCGTGGTTATAAGCCCCCATAGCTGCGCCACGTTCAGAGAAGGGCGATTTTTGTTGTCCTTCTTTACTACTACTGAAAGTAGCTCCAGTGGAGATGACTAGAGAATAGTGTTTCTTTTTCACTGGGGCTTTTTCTTTTCTTTCTGTTTTTTCTAAGGACTTGTTTTTCTTTGTTTTGTTTTATCTGATATACTTTCTTTATGAAGGAAAAAAAGATTGAAGAGGTTTCTGAAGAAATTGATGCCATGGGTCAAGAAAGTGAAATAAAAGCGTCTCATTGGGTTAAAGAAAAAGGAAAAGAATGGGATCAGGAGACAGAACAAGAACAGGGAAAGACCTTAGAGATCTTAAAGGGAAGAACCAAGTATAAATTTGCAGACTACAAACGCTTTTTGGGAAAAGAATTGATGAGGAGAGGGTGGGAGGAAGGTTATCCTAAAGATTGGATGTTCCAAAGTGTAGTTACTGACAATGGGATAGTGTATTATCTTCGTTCCCCTGACAAAAGACTGTTCGTAAGGGCTTTTACTCCAGTTAATATTCCCAAGTATGATCTGGTTGCTATTGATAAAATCATAGAGTCCTCCTGGGTAGCAATCGAAAAATGGGAAAAGGAAGACAAACGTGATATAATTTTACCTAGTGGAAGCGCAAAACATTTACCGAACCCAAATAATTGACAGATTGAAAGAAGAGCAGGCTACTCGTGACAAGATTCTTAAGGAAGAAGCCTCTAAAGATCTATATATTTTCAACCGACACATACTAAAAGTAGAAGAAGGAACCGAAAAAGTAGACCTTGCTCCGTTTCATAAGGAACTTTGTAACTTTGTGCAGGACAATATGCACAAAAAGAAGCTGATTTTAGTCCCCCGAGGCCACTTAAAAAGTACTTTAATCACTGTAGGCTACTCTGTCTTCCGCCTAATCCAGGATCCCACGGTCAGAATCCTTATTCAAAACGCTGGCTACCAGACTGCTGCCGATTTCGTTAGGGCAATCAAGCGTCATCTTCAGTTTAATGAGGATTTGATCAGAATTTTCGGTTCTTTAGCCATAGATCCTGAGGAATGGAGTGAAAACAGGATAACTTTGAAGACTGCAAGGTCCTCTGAGAAGGGAAAAGAGCCTAATGTTACCGGCTGGGGGGTGGAGACTACCAAAACGGGCCAGCATTATGACTTAATTATCCACGATGACCTTGTGGAGCGGGAAAATATCGGAACCCGGGAGCAAATTGATAAAGTTATCCTCCGTTACAAGGATTCTTTGGATCTTTTAGACCCAGGCGGGCAGATGATAGTGATAGGAACCCGTTGGACTGATGGAGATTTGTATTCTTGGATACTAGATCCCGAAAATCACGTTGCTAGCTCTTATGAGGTGATGATAAGGAAGGCGCTTGAATGGGAAGGAGACTTACCCACCGCCTTAAAGACTGGGGAAGGGATAAAATCCAATCTTTGGCCAGAGAAATTCGATAACAAAGAGCTCTGGACTAGGTATAGAGAGAAGGGGCCCTACGAATTTAGCACACAGTACCTTAACGACCCAGTTACCCCAGAAGACGCTACGTTCAAGAGAGAGTGGTTTGGCTACTACGAACCGACTGATGCAATCGGTAAGCTCTTTCATACTTATATTACGGTAGACCCAGCCATCTCAATGGAAAGAGATGCTGATTTCACCGCTATGGTGGTCACCTCAATCGATCAATATGGTAATATATACATAAGAGAGGTAATTAGGGCGAAGTTGACGCCCCGTCAAATTATTGACCAGTTATTTAGATTAGCAGAGCAGTGGCACCCTAATCGGATCGGAGTCGAGGACGTTGCGTATCAAAAAGCTTTGGCTTACTCTATAAGAGAGGAGGCGGCTAAAAGAGGGCGTTACCTACCGATACAAGAAGTCTCGCCGGGTGGGCGAACAAAAGACCAGCGTATTTCGGCGTTGCAACCCCTTTATGCGGCGGGCAAGGTTTTCCACTGGAAACAGATGCTGAACAATAATTATTTTGAAGACGAACTGTTACGTTTTCCAAGGGCAACCCATGATGATATCATTGACGCCCTCTCTTATTCGCTAGCTCTCTTTGCTAAGCCGAGAGAAAAAAGAGAATATTTTGCAGGTCGATATTTATATTAAACTATGCCAAAAGAAAAAACTGAGCCCGCAATCCGTTCAATCTATAATCCTAAGGGTAAAGAAGCTGATGCCCGTAAGTGGGTCTATGATCGCTTCATGGCGATGAAAGATTCCCCAGATCGAAAAGATGCGGAAAAGAACTGGGATCGATGGGAAAAGCAATGGGAGGCGATGCGGAAGGAAAAAGAGAGAAAAGACGAATGGCAAAGTAATCATTTTGTGCCATTAACAACTGCTATCGTTGAAACTGCTCTTGCTGAAATAGTAGATCAGACACCTCAACCTTTAATCTTACCAAGAAGTTCAGAAGATGCCCCCCGAGCAACAGTGATGGGTCATATTTTCAAATACACTTGGGATGTTGCTGATGGAGATTCTGAACTCTACAACGTTATGAAAGATGCCTTAATCTTTGGGACTGGGATAGCTCAAGAGTTTTACTTAAAAGATAGAAGACTCATTCGAAATCTAAAGATTGGAAAAGATAACAAAGAAGAATATGTAGAAGAAGAGACTTTTGATTTTGACGATTGCTACATGGAGGCAGTGAAACTTCAGGATTTCTATGGTGATGAAAAAGGAAGAGGTTTCACCGGACCTTACGCCCTTCGTGACTGCATCCGCCGTTATATAATGAATATTGAAGATTTCCGTCTCTTTTTCACAGGGGATGTTTGGGATCCGCTAGGTAATGCCGGAAAAGTTACTCCTGGCGGTGATACTAATTATTATGAATTCTACAAACCACCTCAAGGAATAGATCAAAGCAAAGAAGTTGAAATTTTATGGTACTGGTCTAAGAAACCGGAAGATAACCTGATTATTGTTGCTAATGACGTGGTGGTAAGAATGGGACCGAACATCTACCGCCACAAACAGCTACCTTTCGCTAGAGCAGTTGATGTCAAAAGAACTCATCGTTTTTATGGTAAAGGTGAGGCAGAGTTACTAGAGTCCACCCAAGATGAACTCAATACCCTTAGAAGAATGGTTATTGATAGAAACCACCTTGATATTGATAAAATGTTCTTGGTTTCTAATAACCTCGGTTTGAATGATGAAGACCTGATAGCCCGACCTCACGGCATGATTCCCACTGATGATGTCAACGCTGCTAAGCCAATTGAATATGGAGATGTGCCAAGAAGCGTTGAAATGAGTATAAAAATGCTAGCCGATGATTCGACTATTACCACTGGGATCGATCCCAGGAGTGCGTCCCTTCCCACTCCTGGGACCGCTACCGAAGCAGCTATCCTGAAGGAATCAGCCCTCAAGAGAATTCGAATGAAGATGAGACTATTAGAGAGAGAATTCTTAGTTAATGTAGCCAGACTTAGAGTGGCCAACATCATTCAGTTTTACTCCCAGCCAAAGTTAGAAAAGATAGTTGGCAAGAAGGGTACCCAAGAATATCTACAACAAGTATCAAGCTTGGCGTCTAAAGGAGCCTTAGAAGTTGTTAGTGGTGAACCCATGAAAAAAGACTTTAAGACAATCCGACTAGAGAATAAAGAATTAGTTTCTGATGAGAAGGGAGTTCCGAAAGAAAGAGCAATCTCTGGTATGTCCTTCTTTGAACTTAGACCAGAATACTTTATTCCGACAGCAAGGGGAGGTTATGATATTAAGTTTGCGGCAGGTTCTACTCTTCCAATTTCTAAACCCTTGATGCAGAGTAAGATGACCGAGATGTACGATCGCCTAATTCAACTGGCAATTGGTGGAGTGGCCTATGATCCTGAGAAACTAGGGGATCAACTACTTCGAGTTAATGATCTGAATCCAGATGATTTCAAAGTTGAGAAGGCACAAACTCAAGAAGTACCAGAAGCTAGAGCTCAGCAATTAGTAGAGTTGGCAATGCGGGAAAATGAACTAATGATTAAAGGGCAACAAGTTGCTCCAACTCCATTTGCTTCACCAGCGCATACTAATATTCACGGAGAGTTTATGCACTCACCAACTTTCCAAAGATTGCCTAATGACTCCCCAGTGATCCAGATATTCTTAGATCACGTTATGGGAGAACTCTTGGCTCAGACAGGTAGATCTGAAGCAGGTACAATGACTGAAGGGTTACCACCAAGACCTCAAGGCCAGAGTCCGGTAGAATCTCAGCGAAAGGCTTTGGTAGGAGATCAATCTGGCGGTAATCGAGCGGTACAAGATACTATTCCTGCTCTGATCCAAGGCGGAGGGCAAATTCCAACGGGAATATAATGACTAAAGAAAGAATACCAATTAAAACTCAGCGATTGTTAGAAACTTGTAGCCTAGACGAGTTACAGTTTTTTGCTAGTATTGCTAACAAAAAAGATTTTCCTAGATTTATTGACTATGTTAAAAGACTGATGGATAATGAGAAGAACTATATCTTTGGGTTATCCGAAGCTGATCCGACAAGGTTATCTATCGAAAAGGCATTTTCTAGGGGTACTGTTGCAGGACTTGAAAATTTAGTTTACACCCTCAAAGGATCTGTGTTAGAATTAGAGAAGAGGTTAAAGGATAAATAATGGCCCAGTTTGACTTTTTAGATAATACAAAAAATCGACTGATTGAACAGTTTGCTCCTACATCGGGAAGTGCTAACCCGACACTGCCGCCCCAGTTTGGGCAAACTCCAGTACCCCCAGACGTGGGACTACAAGCGGGTGGAGCTCCTCAAGGAATGGAAAGTATGCTTCCAACTGGCGGAGCAGGAATACCCCAACCCACTGAACAACCAGTTCCAGGAGCTGCCGCCCAAGGAACTCCTAGCGGTGGGTTAGCTCAAATTACTTTACAAGATTTATTAGGATTAGGATTAAATGCTCTATTATTAGGACTATTGAGTCAGAATAGTCCACTGCAAGGAGCACCACAAGGAGGTCAAAATGCCCCGCCTGGGTAAAAAGCACTTTTCTTATACCAAGAAAGGTATGGAAGCCTACAAAAAAGCCAAAAAGAAAAAAGGTAAAAAATAATGCCACTTAGAAAAGGGAAGAGTAAAAAAGTAATCAGTGCGAATATACGAACTGAAATGCACTCTGGTAAACCTCAGAAACAAGCTATCGCTATAGCAATGAGTAAAGCTGGTAAATCAAGAAAGAAAAAGAAGAAAAGATAACTTGACAAGTTGATGTAAGATAGCTCATAATTTAATTACAGTTTTATAAGTGGAAGGGAAATACGCTTTTGCGGTTTCCCTTTTTTATTGGACAACTCTGTGAAAGGAGCCCAAATGGCAGATGAAGATACGGCCCCGGAAGCGGGACAACCAACAGAAGCCCCAGTAACGGCTGATACTGGACAAGCTGATTTACAGCCAGCACCTTCAGAAGATAAATTTGCGGGGAAGAGTACAGAAGAAGTCCTTAAATCTTATAACGAGCTTCAGAAGAAGCTTGGTGAACAGGCAACTGAAGTGGGTGAACTTAGGTCATTTCGTGACCAGATGGATCCTGTACTTCAGGCAGTTTGGGCAGATCCAGACCTTTATGGGAAGCTGGATAATAAGATTAAAGAGATGCGAGGTTTTGGAGTACTAGCTAAGGAAGAAGCCAAAGAAGATGGTAAGGGAAAGACAGAAGTTCCCTCGGCAGATTTAGACACTAGAAGGGCACTTGAAAATCAAATTATTGCTGATTTCGAGCGCAGATATGGAATTGACCAACTGGCGCAGAATCAAAGGCGAGAAATGCACGTTAAGATTGGTAACTCTTTAGCAGACTTAGCCGATCCAGGTGGGAAGATGACCTACGCAGAGATTGTTAACACGATCTCTTTGCAGAAGTTACCTCGCTATTTGGAGAATGCTTACTTCATTGCTAATAAGGAAAACCTAATTGAAACTGCAAAACTTGAGGCTTTGACGGCTAATAAAGTCAACCAGCAAGCATCCATTGGTAGCATCCCAGCGTCCAGTGGAATGAGCTCGGAATTGGAACTCTCTGCTTCTGAACGAGAGGCAGCGCAAAAAATGGGCATACCAGTTGCGAAGTATCTCGCTAGGAAAAAAGAGATATTAGAAACACAACAAGGAGTATAAAAAATGGCACAAACTTCAAACAAGGGATTTCGACTTCGAAAATCCCTGGTGGGTACAGATAGCCCTCCGGTACTGGAGTTCATCATAGCTAACTCAGCCCAGGTTACAATCGGTGATGCAATTGAGATCACTGATACGGCTGGTTTTGCAAACCCATGTGATGCTGACGACAAAGTAGCGGGGGTAGCCGTTGGTATTGTTACTGAAGATGGAATCAACATTTTCTCTGCACCAGCTGCACCAAGTGTAGATGGTACAAAAAGTGGAGATGACACTTATACGGCGGCATCTAACAACCAAACTGTAAAGAAAGTAAAAGTGCAAGTGGTTTATCCAGAAAATGCACTCTTCTATAATGAAGCCGATTCTACGCTCACTACGGCAGAACTAGGGACATATTTTGCCCTGACTGCTACAGGTGATCAAGTCACAGGAACTGGCGATGCAACAGCTAGGACAGCCCAGCTGGTTGAGATAATAGGATTAGCAACGGGTCCAAATAGTTTTGGGGAAGGTTATTTCAGATTCTCCAGAACTCACTGGACTAATGTGGCTTAAAGGAGTAAATTATGGCAGCTTATAGAGCAAGTTTTGGTGACTTACTTGAACCAGGATTTCGTGAAATCTTCGATGACAGGTATAATGAAATTCCGCAAATCCTGACTTCAATTTTCCACATGAATAGTTCCGCCAAACAGGATGAAAGAGACTCGGCCGTCACTGGGTTTGGCCTGATGCAGCAAACTGCTGAAGGTGCACCGATTGACTATGAGGATCCAGTTCAGATGTTTGACGTTACCTACACTCACCTTAAGTACACTAAAGGTTTTAAGGTAAGTAAGGAAATGTGGGAAGATGATCTCTACAACATCATTAACAAGAAGCCAGCAGCGTTGGCCAGATCAGCACGGCGTACTAGGGAAAGAGAAGCAGCTCAGGTATTGAACCGAGCTTTTAACTCTTCTTACCTAGGTGGTGATAGTGAAGAGCTCTGCTCAACTTCACACGATCGAGCTGATGGTGGAACCGCTCAAAGCAATGCTAGTGCAACTGGTATTACTTTGACTGAAGCAAACCTCGAAACTGCAATTATTGCAATGAGAGGCCAGCTGGATGACAAGGGACAAAGAATTGATGTCTTTCCAGACACTCTTCTTATCCCAATTGACCTAAGAAAAACAGCTCACCTTATTATAGATTCACCTCTACGACAAGGTACAGCTGACAACGACGCAAACGTCTACAAGAATCAGTTCAAGATTGTTGATTGGATTTACATGGATGGTAATACAACCAAATGGTTCTTGATTGATTCTTCTCAGCACGAACTCAATTGGTTTGACCGGATTAGACCAGAGTTCAAGCAAGATGACAGCTTTGACACCGATATGGCGCTATTTAAGTCCCGCCAAAGATTCTCCCGTGGTTGGAGTGATTGGCGAGGTATATGGGGCTCTCTAGGTGATGGAGCTGCATATAGCGGATAGTAGAAACTCAGTGGGGGGTTGAAGTGGTAACAACCCCCCAACTGGGGCTGATTGGGTAGCGGTTCTCTCCAGAATCTTATCCATAACCGATACCCCCGATTAAATTGGGGCAAGCAGGAGATTTATGACTAGTAAATTTTCGAGTATACAAGGACAAATGCCAACAGGAACTAGCGATCCTAGTAACCCTAGCGTTGGTGATGAATATTACGATACAACCAATAATCGTTGGATGCGATATGATGGTAATCAATGGCGAGGTTTAGCTCTGACGCCAACTAGTACTAGTACGTCAACATCTACTACTACAACTAGTACGTCGACTACCACCACATCGACTTCAACAACGACGACAAGTACGTCAACTACGACTACGAGTACAAGTACGACTACGAGTACATCTACAACTACAACTACGAGTACTAGCACTAGTACAACTACTACTAGCACGAGTACGACAACGACGGTATAAGGATAAAATATGGCTGATACACATATTACAGATTTAGCAGGAAGAATAAGAACAGCAACTAGCGACCCGGCCGATCCTGTAATTGGTGATGAGTTTTTTAATACATCTACCAATCGGTGGTGTCGGTGGTCTGGTAATAACTGGTTGTGTTATCAGTTTACAACTACCAGTACCAGTACTAGCACTAGTACTAGTACAACGACTTCAACTAGTACAACAACAACTAGTACTTCGTCTAGTACGTCAACATCGACTAGTACGAGTACTACAACGACAGGATAGATATGACTAAATTTGGAAGTTTACAATCTAAACGAAGAGTCCAGACCACTTACCCAACTGAACCAGTGGCAGGAGACTTTTTCTTTAAAAATGATAGCAACCAATGGGTAGTTTATAACGGTAGTTCGTGGGCGTTTGCAGCAGTGACCACTACAACCAGTACCAGCACATCGACAACTACCACGAGTACCAGTACAACCACTACCAGTACGAGTACCAGTACTAGTACCTCGACTTCTTCGAGTACTACGACTAGTACTACGACTAGCTTATAAATATGATAACACTTAGGAATCCTGAAAACGGCGCAATGTTAACTAAATATACTTTCAATAAACTAACTTACCGTGATTTTTTGAAAGTGGGGGAACAGAAAGCTTTTAAAGATGATTTGGCGAAGGCTCTCCTAGAGAACTACCCATTTTTAGAGGAAGTTAAATTAGAAGGTAAATATGTTTGTAAGTATGGTGACTATGCTAATGATAAACAGATTGCAGTTTTGGGTCATCAGCGTGGACACAAGGGAGAACCAATTGTTGAAGAAGGCAAAGAGTTTATTACTCCCCAAGAAAGACAAGACGCCGAAAAAAAGGCTAGATTTAGTCCAGAAGGGATACCGGAAGGCGAAGGTGTAGATAAGGATGGAGTTGCATGGTATGGAGAAGGACTGACTACAGATGATGAATTTATGTCAGTTAGAAGGGGTAAACCAGGAGCATTCTAATGGTAGTAAAACAAGCGTATGGAAAATCAGCAGTGTGGAGACCAGATACAGACGGCACAACGCAGAAGTTGCTGGCTGGTTCGTGTGAACTGGGAGCCTTAAAACTTTCAGCTAGCGCTGGTTCTGCTGCTGTGGAGATATACGACTCAGCCGATGCGGCTGGGGCTATTTCTGCCAATATGGTTTGGTTTTTAGATGCTTCTACTACTGATAATGATATGTCTGTCTTTACGACTCCTCTAGCCTTTGAAAAAGGAGTTTTTGCTAAACTAGTAACAGGAGCTGGATTTGCTCCTTATATCTGCATTGAAAGAGTCGGCAAACGCTGACTTGACAAATGGTTTAACTAGTTGATATAGTTAGGTCATGGAAGTTGCCACAGCCTCAAAGAAGATTATTATCTTCACTCAATTTTCTGAAATTTCCGAAGCTTACAGTCTAAATAGAGTAGTTCAAGATCAAATAAAGATGTTGCTAAGGAATGGATATAAGCCAACTGTGATTGTGCAGGAGTCCTTCCAACCAGATCAAATGTATGCACATCCTGATGTGACTATTGAGAAGATTCCTTCAGTTCCTTGCCATAATGAAGTTAAGAAAGACCCCACTTTCGATGAAGATGTGAATAATATTGAGAGGAAACTACGGGAAATTATAACCGATGGATCGGTAGTTTTAACTCACGATGTAGTTTATCAGCCGGCGGCTCTTAAACATAACTTTGCTTCAAGACGAGTAGCTAAGGATGTAAACGCTCGGTGGCTGCATTGGATTCATTCGGCCACCTCTCCAGTTACTTTAGGGGCCTTGAGACCTTTCTTCTCAGATGAGTATCTAAATCTTGTTCAACAGCCTTTTCCCAACGCCCACTATATATTTTTCAATAATTACTCCATCCCTAGAATAGCGGCTAATTTTGGTGTGTCTGAAGAGGTTGTTAAGATCGTCCACCACCCAACTGATATTTGCGGGTACTTGGGTGTTAGTCCCGAAGTATCGGTGGTGGTGGATAAGAAAAAGATTCTCTCTGCCGATGCAATTTGTACTTATCCAATTAGGTTAGATCGAGGTAAACAGGTAGAATATGTGATTAAGACCATGGCTAGGCTTAAAGATTTTGATTTATCGGTTAGAGTAATTATCATTGATTTCCACTCAACTGGTGGAGACAAAGTAACCTATCGAGAAGAACTCAAGAACATGGCGATTGATTGGGGATTAAATGCAGATGAGATCACCTTTACTTCGGAAGCAAATGACAAATGGAAAGTGGAAGTACCAAATCACGTAGTTAGAGACTTCCAGCTTCTTTCCAATGTCTTTATTATGCCTTCCGTATCTGAGAGTTATTCTTTGATTACTCAAGAGGCAGCTTTAACTAAACAAGTAGTGGTGCTTAACTTTGACTTCCCGCCTTTCAGGGATATTTTTGGCGGGGATGCTATCTTTAGAAAATACTCTTCTAATGTAGATATTATGAACGGATTGGATGGGAATACTAACACATCCTACGGGCCAGCTAATATTTCCGATGACGAGAGGAAAAAATACGAGAAAGACTATCATTACACGACGGCTGGAATGATTGCGGCTAGGTTACAACATCCCGAGATAGCATTAGCAATTAAACTACGAAAAGAAAGAAATCTTGATTACGTTTTTAAAAAGGAATTAGAGCCACTGATTCTTGCATGATACATAATGGCTACAACGACAAATGATACTTACACAGTAATATCTTCCACTGATGCAGAAGTAACTGAAAATCCAAGTGAGGTAGAAGGATTAACCTCGATTATCATTCTTTGTCATAACACTGGCTATCCCAATTTCCACTACACTGGTAACTGTATTGGCTCGGTCAGAGAACATACTCAAAAGCCTTATGAAATTATTTTGGTTGATAATGGCTCCCCAGTAAAACCTAGTAAGCTGTCTGATTATAGGGCGGATAAGATTATTGTTAATGAGGAAAATAAAGGAGTGGCAGCTGGTTGGAACCAAGGAATTAGGGTTAGTAGTGGAGAATACATCTGTTTACTCAATAATGACGCTATGGTTTTTGATATGTGGCTCGAGGACCTCCAGGAGGCTTTACAACAGCTTGACCTAGTAATGGCTACTCCCATGTATGGTGAGCCCTTTTCAAGAGCTTATGAGGCATTACAGAAGCGAGTTTCGTGGGCTGACAAACCGATAGAAGAAAGTTTCTCCGATTTTAGGGACTTTTCCTGTGTCTTGGCAAGAAAGAGTTTATTTAATGAAATTGGCCTTTTCGATGAGCAGTTTTTCATATACTGTGAAGATTTAGATTTTATGAGAAGAATGGATCAACAAAACAAAAAGTATGCCTCTACTAAAAAGGTAAACATATTTCACGTAATTGGAGCAACTACTACTAATGATCCAAAGACACCAGAACTAATGAATGACAGTAAGAGGAAGCTGAAAGATAAGTGGGGTGAATGAAAATATTAATTACTGGGGCTACAGGATTTATAGGTAGCCATTTCATAAAGTACTTTTTAGACGTTCATCCTAATTGGGAATATATTATATTTGAAGGGCTAAACTATGCTGCTGCTTATGACAGATTAAAACAGCATCGTAATAGATTGAAGATATTCTATCATGATTTTAGAGGAGTGATTAATGACCATTTAATTAAGAACATCGGAGAAGTGGATTACATTTTTCACATCGGTGCTGAAACCCACGTAGATCGTTCATTGGTAGATCCAAATCCTTTTATCCAATCTAACATTATTGGTACATATAATCTTTTAGAATACGCTAGGTTGCATCAACCAAGATTGAAAATATTCTTTTATATCTCAACTGATGAGGTGTATGGCCCTGCGCCAATGGGAGTAGACCATGACGAGAATCAACCTCATCGTCCTAGCAATCCTTATTCAGCTACTAAAGCAGCGGCTGAGGATTTAGTGTTCTGTTGGAATCATTGTATGGGAGTACCTGCAATTACCACTAATACGATGAATAATATTGGGGAAATGCAGCATCCAGAGAAATTCGTTCCAATGATAATTAGGTCGTTAATTAATGATGACATTATTACAGTTCATGGTTCTCCAGATCGTCCTGGTAGCAGAAAGTACATCTATGCTAGAGATCATGCAAGTGCTGTGGATTTTCTTATTAGTAATGGGAAAAGAGGAGAAAAGTACAACGTAGTTGGACAAGAGGAGATCAACAATTTAGAGTTGGTAAACAGAATAGCTAAAGTATTAAATAAGACACCCAAGATTAAATTTGTAGATTTCCACAGCGTCAGGCCAGGCCATGATCTTCGTTACAGTTTAGATGGGTCTAAGATGAAGACTTTAGGGTGGGTTCCACCAACTAATGTAGATAAAGCATTAAAACAAATAGTTGATTGGACCTTAAAAAATAAACAATGGTTATAACATCACCACGCTTTAGTGTCTTAACACCAGTGCACATTTGGAATCAATATCGGAAAGATAGTCTGATGAGAGCCATAAAGTCTTTGAAGAACCAAACGGTTAAAGACTTCGAGCACATTATTATTAACGACGGAAGCACTGAGGAATTTAAAGTACCAAAGTATCCGTGGCTGCGGGTATACAATCAACCACATTATGAGCGAGTAGTAGCTTACAATTTGGGGTTTAGCCATGCGCAGGGAGAGATATTTTGTCTACTGGATTCTGATGATGAGTATAAACCAGATTACTTGGAGAGGGTGAATTACTTTTTCAAGAAGTGGCCGAAGTATAAAATGTTTAATTTCGGTAACGAGTTTCACCATAGCACGGGGAAAGACACAACTAGAGGGGTATTTAATCTAAAGAAAAAGAAAGTAGGTCACGAGATGTTTGGACCAGGCAATATCGTTAATGGTACGTTTGTTTTTCATCGAGATATTTACGACAAGTTAGGAGGTTATCCGCCTATGTATTCCGAACTTGATACGTCTGAACTTAATTATACCTATACAGGAAAGATGTTTATGGGTTCTCCATGGGACTTTTCTGCTGTAGCTCAAATGGAATTCCCTGAGATTAGAGAATACTTTTTTATTGATCGGGACCACGATCCTAATAAAGCGATTAGGGAACTAGGTAATCCTTGGGGTCAGGATTATTATCTTTTTTATAAGTACACTAGGAAATATCATAGTAAACCGATCGAGGAATATTTATACATTGTGCATCCAAAGACAGGAATAGCATGATTGATATCTTTATTTGTTCATATTTACGACAGCAATTCACTCGACAGACAATAGATTTTTTGAAAAAAAGAACCGAATACCCTTACCGACTGTTCTTAATAGACAATGGTGGGAATGAGGAATTTATGGGTGATGTTAATTATTACATTAAGTTAGAGCCGAATATGGGAATCCATGCTGCTTGGAATATTGCTCTATCCTTAGCTGAATCAGAATACTTTATAACCAGTGACAACGATATTTATGTATCAGACTTGGAACCCGATTGGCTTACTCAACTAGTTAAATTTATGGATGATAGACCAGATTATGGAGCGATTAGTCTTCATCCCCATGTCTTAATTGGAGCGGTCGGGTTTGACCCCAAAGACTCAGAAGATGTTAAGGAAGTCAACATGTGTGGAGCGGTGATGAGGATCATGAGGACTGAGGTTGTGAGAAAAGCTGGTGGATGGGATCATATTATTAGTGAAGGTAGAAACCATGAAGAAAGCACAATCTGTTCAAGATTGCAGACAGCAGGATATAAGACAGGAAGAACTGTAAGATTACGAGCTTACCATCCTTTTGGTAAAGATCAAGGTGGAAATTGGGGGTACCCAGAGAGTTTTACCCCAGAAATGCAGAAGCACAACCCAGCTCTTAAAGACTACGTTAAAAGTTTCGATAACATGGAGGCCTACGACCCAGCTACCTGGCTACCTAAGAAATGATAATTATAACTGGCGGATCGGGATTTATTGGCCGCCACCTGGTTAAAGAATTAAAAGATGCAGTCTCATGGGATATAAAGTTTGGAAGGGACATCTTTTCAAATGAGATTGTTCCTTTTATCCAGCAAGCAGATGCAGTAATTCATCTAGCGGCAGTGGCAAGTAATGAGAGATCCCTGAAAGATCCAGAACTGACTTATAAAACTAACGTCCAAGGCACATTAAGAATGTTACTATTAGCAACTCAGTTTAAGAAGAAGTTTATCTTTATTTCCTCGGCGGCAGTATATAGAGATACCGGTAGAACTAGTTATCGTGAGACTGATGACTTAGAAAGTCTCACTCCTTATGGACAGTCAAAGATAGATGCGGAGTATGCCTGTGCTGCGTTTAGAAGTCGGATACCTATTGTAGTTTTGAGATTATTTAATGTTTATGGAGAGGGTCAGAACCCAGAGTATGCAGGAGTGATTACTAAGTTTTTGGTCCAAATGAAAGATGGGACTTTAAAGATAAACGGAGATGGTCGGCAGACTAGAGATTTTATTAACGTAGCTGACGTGGTGGATATTATAAAAGAAGCTTTACAGAGTAATGAATGGGCTAATAAAATTGTGAATGTAGGTACAGGTTATTCAACATCGGTTAATGAGTTAGCGGCTTTGTTTAAGAACGCTAACAAAAAGATTAAAGAAATTAAGCACGTTGATCCTGTAATAGAGGTTAAGGATAGTACAGCAGATACACTATTCTTGAAAGCTCTGTATCAGAAAGAATTAAAAACTAACTTGAAAGAAGATATTACAAAAATGGTAAAGGAGTATAAATGACAATACTTACAGGTGGCACATTTGATCTAATTCACTATGGACACATTCTTCATTTAAGATTCTGTGTCAAACTAGCTGACTATCTGAAGAACGTAGGTATAATGTTAGTGTCTGACTCTTGGGCCGAAAGTAGAAAAGGAAAACGGCGTCCTATTCTTTCGTATGAAGAAAGGAAAAAGATACTACAAGCCTTGGGCTTTGAGAATATATTTCCAGTGAGTGGTAAGGAGGGTATTCTAGATGTAGTTAAACTATTCAAACCTGATATATATGTATATGATTACGAGTCTAATAAAGAGGCTCATGAAGTAGTAGTGGCTTATTGTGAAGATAATGGGATTGTAACTTTTAATTTAGGTAAGGTTCCTAGAAATCCTTTTGGAACGTCCACGACATCCATTATAGAAAAGATAAGGAGTACGAATGATTAATTCAGAAGATGTGACTATCATCGTTCCAACAATACTTAATGCTGATCTTTCACAGGAGAGGAGAGGTCGGCAAGAATATGCTTTGGATCACTGTTGGCAGTCTTTAGAAGAGACAGTACCAAGTATAAGGAAAATATTAGCTTCTAATGGAGGTGATCCAATAATTTATAAAGATAGAGATCAGATTCATATCTGGGATCAAGGTCAATGCAAGGCAGTCAACGCAGCTGTAGCTACAACTAATACTCCTTGGATCTTTATTACCAACGATGACATGATTTATGCCCCTGGATGGTTTGAGAGACTAACAGAGAAGATTACATGGCAACCCTGTGTTTCCCCCAAGCTAATCGAGCCGAGCCCAGGAGCACCAACTTTCGAGGTTTACTTTTGTGGTGGAGCTGGAGGAGACTTTAATAAACAGAAATGGTTAGAATTTGCCAAAGACTATCAAGGGCAAGGAGAGCGTAGAGGATTTAACCTCCCATTTCTAGTTACTAGGAAAGCTTGGGATACAGTAGGTGGGTATGATATCAATTACGATCCTTGGGGTAGTAATGGGGATAGTGATCTGGAATATAAGCTTATGTTGGCTGGTATTCAACCTATGCAACAAACTAATNNNNTNGTTTANCATTTCTCCCAGACTTCAGGAACATTCTCTCCAGAAAACCAGGGCTATTGGCAAAAGAATTACGCTTATTTTATAGAGAAGTGGGGNTTTGAAAGGGTGGGCAGTCCTGAGATTTGGGAAGCTACCTTTAATATACCTGATGAAGGAAGGAAATTTAGACCAGATTGGGAAGGTAAATATGCAGGTTAACTTTGTGGGAAATACTTTACGGGGCTATGTAGGTGAGACAGCCGATGAAGTCCATCTGGTTAGGGATTTAGAAAGAGTAGGCAACGATGTTAGGTTTATCCCCCGAGATGTTTGGAAGGCTCACGTGGATGGAATAAAAGAATATGTAGACTATGAAAAATGGAACCAGTATTTATCCGATATTAAGGCTGATATCAACATCATTTGTAAATGGACGCACTTTGACAAAGGAAAGTATATCACCCAACTAAAAAAAGAATCAGGCGCACCAGTTTTCTACTGGGTATGGGATTTTATGGCTGACGATAGCGATGACTCTTTTAATCTAAAAATGGCAAGGGAAGCAGATCTATATCTGTCCAATGAGGGTGGTGCTTTTCCCTGGTATATCAGTAAAGGAGTAAAACCTTACTACTTTCCGATGGACGTATGCGATGGTGACTTACCAGTATTTGAGAACGAAAAGAAAATTTACGATGTTGTGTTTCCAGGTAGCTTTGTAAGGAAGGGTGATAGGATCGAATACTTAAAAGAGATCAATAAAGAAATACCTATAAAGATATTTTCCTGGAATCATGAGGAGTGGGTCAAAGAAGGATTTGATGCGTCTCCTGCGGTTTACGGAGCTGATTTCAACAAGATGGTGGCCCAATCAAAAATAATTCTAGGATTTAATGTTGAGCCTCATTGCTGGGGTTACTGGAGTAATAGGGTAGGAAAAGTGCTGCGGGCTGGCGGTCTTTTAATTCAACAGTATGCTCCAGGTATGGAAATATTACTTCACAACGAGCTGTCTTCACTTACTTTTACCTCACCAGAACAGGCAATAAATAAAATTAAGACCTGTTTGGAGGATGAGTCGTGGGTCGACACCCATATAGTTAATGAAGAACGGGGCTTTACTTTTACTTCGTTGTATAGATGTATGCAATTAAATAGATTAATTACTAATTATCTAAAGGAAGGAACACTATGGAACCAGTTGCATTAGATCCTTATATCGTTTACATGCGCCCGCAAGGACGGGGTATCAAACTACATTTAGGTTGTGGTGACTACTGGTTTGATGGCTACCTGAACATAGATTTAAATATTTTTGGGGGCACGGATATGTTATTAGACATCAGAGAAAAGTTACCTTTTCAAGATGATGTGGTAGAGATAATCGAAGCCCACGATGTTCTTGAGCATTTTAGCCAAGTTGAGTTGGATGAGATGCTGCCAGATTGGCAGAGGGTACTTATACCAGGCGGGAAGATAATAGTCTCGACACCAGATATCGATGCTTTAATAAAAGAGTATGGCCAAAGCACCGATCAGGCTAGACGAGACGAAATCATCCGCTACCTGTATGGTTATGGGGGTGTTCAGGAACATAAGTGGGGTTACACTAAAGATTCACTAAAAAAATTATTCGATAAATTCGGGTTCCATAATATAGAAATTCAGGATAATTATTTATACTCTCATCGTCCCATAGAACCTAAGCTGAGGTTGGTATGCGAAAAATAAAGTTACTGACACCATATATAAATGAAAAAATGCGGCAAGCAGCTGTCGAAGTAATGAAGAGTGATATGGTAGGCCAGGGACCGAAAGTGGATGATTTTGAGGAGAAGTTTGCCAAGGCATTTGCTTACCGTTATGTGTTGTCGGTGAATTCTGCTACGTCTGGTTTGGAGTTGGTATACCACTTACTCAATCTAGGACCAGGAGACGAGGTAATTACACCAGTTTTTACCTGTACGGCCACCAATTTAGCGTTAGTTAGAAGAGGAGTAAAAGTGGTTTTTGCGGACGTAAAAGATAACTTACTAGTTGACAGAAAAGACGTTTTATCCAAGATAACACCCAGAACTAAAGCTGTTATTAATGTTCATTTACACGGTAGCAGGAGCGATATAGGAAAGATGCCAGTTCCTGTGGTTGGGGACGCAGCCCAATATTCTGATTGGGTTAATGATGACTACGTAGTTTACTCATTCCAGGCTACCAAACTGTTTTCAACAGGCGATGGTGGGATAGTGGTTTTGCCAGGAAAACGGGAGTACAAAAGAGCTAAATTGCTGCGTTGGTATGGTATAGATAGAGATACGGGTAAACCAAATATTATGGTTGATATTAAAGAGGCGGGCTTCAAGTATCATATGAATGATATCACCGCAGCCATGGGAACAGCAGCGTTACAAGAACTAGACTCCTTACGAGATCATCGGAGCACGTTAGTAGCCCATTACTTCAGGGAATTACAAAATATACCTGGTATAGATCTGCAGGGTGGGTACGGACCATTTTTAATCCTAGCAGAACATAGAACCCGTCTAGTTGAAAAACTACGAGAACACGGGATTGAAGCAGGTATAATGCACCAACGTAACGATATCTACTCAGTGTTTGGAGGAAGAAGACAGAATTTAAATAATATGAATAGAATTGAAAAAAAATATTTATTCCTGCCTCTACATCACGCAGTCACTGAAAATGATGTGAGGTATATTAGCAAAGTTATTAAAGGAGGTTGGTAATGACAGACGAAGAAGTTATTCAAGCATGTTCTCATATACCATCGTCAGTTTATGAGCCAGAGCAGAGAATGTGGTACAGGGTACTTTCCCCTTTGCTAGGTAGTCCAGTGATTGTAGATTTGGGAACGGGCCACGGTAAAAGTGCTGCTTCTCTAGCGCTATCGTGTCCTCAAGGTCATGTTTATACATTCGACCCTGGGGAGCCTTACATTAATGCTGGGTGTAATGAAGAACAGTATGAGGCAGAAACTAACAAATTTATGAAAGACGCTGGTGCCGAAAATGTTACCTTTGTTAGGGATTCTTCTCTAACAGTACCATGGGATAAAGAAATAGATATCCTAAATATTGATTCAAATCACACGTATGAAGGAACAAAGGCAGAAATCCTACGTTGGATACCGTTCATAAAAACAGGCGGACGGGCGTTCTTTCATGACTATGATCACCCAAGGGCGCCAGGTGTAAGGCAAGCAATTGATGAGTTTATACCTAGCAAATTCAACATGGAGTTAGTAGAAGTTACTGATGCTGGGGCGGTTAAATGCGCTCACTTTAAGAAGCTATGAGGATAATGGTTACGGGTGGGTCTGGTTTTATCGGGGCTCACCTAATCAAGAGGTTACAAAAAGATGGCCATAAAACCATAAATAGAGATATTGTTGATGGTTATGATGTAGCCCATCCAAAAACAGGTTTTTTTGCAGGTAAGGTGGACGCCATCTTTCACCTAGCCTGTCCTATTGATCCAGCTAATTACAAAAAGGTAGCTACAAAAACCGTTGATGCTGCTATCCTAGGAACCATTAATACGTTGAAGTACGCTAAAAAACACAATGCTAAATACTTATTTATGTCCTCTTCGGAGGTTTACGGGGATGCTGACCCCCCGTTTGTTGAGAATGTTCCAGTTCAGAGTAATCCCAAAAGCGAACGAGCCTTTTACGATATATCTAAGCTGGCGGGAGAAATGGTTACGTTGTTGTATTACTACTATGATTCACTAGATGTAAGAATAATCAGGCCGTTTAATATCTATGGTCCAGGGATGAGAGGTGATGATAGTAGAGTAATACCATCTTTTATGAGACGTCTAAAGGCAAAAAAGCCTGTCCAGGTGACAGGAAAAGGTACAGCCATTAGGACCTTCTGTTACATCGATGATTTTATCGAGGGGGTAATGAGGTCAATGTTCCGCCCGAAAACCAATGGTGAAATATTTAACTTAGGGACCACAGAAGCGATTAATATTCTAGAACTAGCCAAGAGGCTAAACGCTCGAGTAGAGCGTATAGGAGACCGAAAGGCTGAACAAAAGAATAGATTCCCTAAAATAGATAAGGCCAAGAAGATACTAAACTGGTACCCAAAGACTAGCTTAGAGAAAGGATTACAATTGACATGGGAAAGTTATCAGTAGTGATGGCCACAATAAACGATGGTATTGCCACCAACCTGACGTTGGCTCAAGCGATATACCAACTGGAGCAAGGCGGTTTAGATTATGAGATTATCTTAGTGGATAACGGTAGTAACGACTTGGAGAAGGGGGAGTTAAAAGCATTTCTAAACTTTCATAAAGAGTTCCCAATATTTTACTATGAGTATAGTATTAAAGGGACTGTACCACCTCATTCTTTTGGGGTGGAAAAAGCGTCAGGCGAATACATTACTATGCCAGACCCGCACATGGTGTTCTCCCCCGACTACTTTAAAGTAATGTTAAAAACCCTGAAAGAACGGGATGATGCTAAGGTAGTCTTTTCTCCTTTCAGTGTTGGATCGATGACTAAAAAGGGAGGTGATTATATAGGTGAGAGCCCTCTCATTAGACCCAATCCATTTGGTAAAACTAACGCCATTGGCCACCCTTGCAAACTAGGGGATACTCCACGGTATATTCTTTCAGATACTATTGCTAGTTTTATTACTACCAAGGAGTGGTTATTAAAAATTGGTAATATGTTTCCCAAGGCGTTTGAAATTGCTGGTGGGCACACAGCAGAGAGCTTAATGATAGGTATTACTACTTGGTTATTTGGCGGTAAATGCCTATTACAACCACAGGTAGTTGTAGAGCATCCCAATTATAGATCAAGACATGGGGAAGGAAGAAACGCCAACGCTGCTCTATCAATGGCCACAGGATCTTATATTCTTGGTGGTGAAAAGTATTTAGCTGAAATGCCCTCTATTTATGGTGCTTATGCTCCTGGGCAATTAGAAAGTGTCCCTACTCTTTCAAGAGAGGCTAGAGAGTACGTTTTAGCTAATCAAGTTATGGATTTAGATCATTTGGTGGAGAATTGGGAAGAAATAAAGAAATGAATTTAATTATAACTCCTGTCTATAAAGCGTTTGAACGAGCCAAGCAGATGGTCGAGGCAATAGATAATAGCGCTACCCTGCCTTTCTATCACGTAATGGTGGCCGATAACTGTGGGGATATACCTATAGAGCATAGCAAAAACAGAGCAATTATTACCTTTAGAGACGACCATATACCAGAAGAGCATAAAAGTAAGGAAGGACAAGCACTTGATCTAGCCTACCAATTTGGAACCCAAAAATACACTCCATATGGTTCCAAACCAGGAATAGATTATGTGTTTCTAATAGAAGAAGATGTGATGGTTACTCCAGGGTGGGACGCCAAACAAATTGATCTTAGCACCAAACTAAAGGATTGGGCTAGCTTAGACGTTAATAGTGTGGATGAGGAAGGTAGGATAACCTATCCGACTACTGTTTCACCCAGATACGAATATGTAGAATTTGATGGCTCTACGTTTGAACACCAGCATTATGCCGATTTCCAATGTACATTATTCAATCCTGTTGTATGGGAAACAGGGATTAGATTTTCAGACTTCCCTGACCACTTTGATATTCTTTGGTCAAGGAAAATAACAGAGGTGACGGGATTAAAACACTATCGCACACCCGAGATTAAACTAGTTCACTATCCAGAAAGCAGCCGGAGTTTACTATGATTAAAGGAAAATATAAAAGAAAAGATACCTGTCGGTTTTGTGGATATAACCAATTTGTAGAAATACTAGATTTGGGTTGGCAACCATTGGCTGGAACATTCCTAAAAAAGGAAGAAATAGGGAAAGAGAAATTTTACCCATTAAAATTATATCAATGTTTATACTGTAATTTAGTTCAGCTTAGAGATATAGTTCCACGGGAGGAATTATTCCAATCTTTCTTGTCCTCTGTATCTATGCAGCCGCACTTTGATGAGTTAGCTGACATCCTCTTCAAGGGCTTTCTAACCAAAGGAAGTTTTGTGGTTGAGATTGGAAGTAACGATGGAGTGCTCCTTGACCCCTTACAGCAGATGGGTGCAGAAGTGCTGGGAGTTGAGCCAGTAAAACATATCGCCGACTTAGCAACAGCAAGAGGAGTAAAAACTATAAATAAGTTTTTTGATAGCGAAGTGGCCAAACAGATAGGGAAAAAGGCGGATATGGTTGTGGCTACTAATGTGTTGGCTCACATCGATGATATGGGGGATGTTATGGCAGGAGTTAACCTGTTACTTAAAGATAAAGGATTACTGGTTTTTGAAGTTCATTATCTAAAAGACCTAGTAGATAAGACGCAATACGATACAATTTATCACGAGCATCTAAGTTACTACGATTTAAATTCTCTAACACCATTTTTAACTAAGCACGGGCTAGAGGTTATTACAGTACAAAGTATCCCCACCCACTCTGGTTCAATCAGGGTAATTGCCCAAAAGCTCGGTGGTGACTATATCCAAGCGCCTCCTATTAGGGAACCAAAAAAAGACTGGAATGCGTTTATAAACAAGGTGAATAGAAGTAAAATAGACTTAGTTAGCCTACTTAAAAAACTGGTAGGAGACGGGAAAGTTATCTATGGATACGGTGCTGCTGGTAGAGCCAATACGCTACTAAACTTTTGCGGTATAACTACTGATTTAGTTAAGAAAATATTCGATGAATCACCTCTACGTTATGGTCACTACACGCCAGGTACTCATATCCCAGTTGTTTACCCAGAAAAAGATCTACCTGACTACTTTATTATATTTGCCTGGAATTATGAAAAGGAAATAAGAAATAAGTTAAGGAGTTACAAAGGAAAATTTATTATTCCTTTGCCAGAGGTGAGGGTGGTATGAAGATAGCAATGCACTCTAACGCCAGTATGAAGTTTATGCAGGATATTAGAGATCATTGGGAGGCCAAAGGCCACGAGATATTTTATGAACCTGGTGCAAACCCAGAACTAACTAGAACCTGCGATCTAACCTACATAGATTTTTTGGATAACAACTTCTACTGTTTATTCAACGGGCCAGGAGGCGACAACAACGCACCTGGTTGGAAGTCATATCCCAAGAAGGGGCCAATAGTAGTCAGGGCAATTGATATAGATATCTGGATGGGACGGCATCGAGACACAAGAATTTGGGAGTATATGGACCATATGATTGTGATTAACCCATTTTATTTAAGAATGATACAAGAGGAAGGCAAGCCACCGCCAGGTAAACTGCACCTAATTAAGTGTGGTGTAAATTTGGATAAGTTTACTTTTAGGAACAAGGAGAATGAATATAAAATTGCCTTAGTTACTGGCAATATGTGGGAGGCTAAGGCTACTTATGAAGCCATAAGGCTTCTAGCTCTTCTAAGGAAGCAGACAAAACACGACTGGACTTTACATATTCGGGGAGATTTTATACCACCAGAGTGGCATAGAGCGGCTCACGAACACCTGTTGGATGTGCTTGAAGTACGGGACAAGGTTACTGTTTATTCCAACGTGGGCGATATGAATGATTGGTATAATGATAAGGACTATATCTTGGTTACTAGCTATAAAGAGGCCTTCAGTTACGCTGCGGCTGAGGGGATGGCGAAGGGTTTGAAACCAGTGCTTAATAATTTCTTTGGGGCCGAGGAGATTTGGGATAAAAAGTATCTTTACACCAATTGGGATGATGCGGTAGAAATGTTTCAACAACCGATTGAATCAGAGAAGTATAGAAAATATATAGAGAAATACTACTCTCTGGAAAGGATGTTGAAGGAATATGACGAATTACTTGGTACCTGATATGGATGATGTATCCTTGGATAATGCCGCCAATGGCCTGAATTGGGTACTATACCTCCGAGGTAAGTATCCTAAGTTTAAATGCACACTATTTGTGATACCAGGTAGATCCAGCCTAGAATGGATAAAAGAACTGGCCAAGTACTGGTGGCTAGAAATTGTCATGCACGGCTGGAATCACGATGAAAAAGAAGAGATCACCCAAAAAATATTAGATCAATTCCCAAGTTGGTTTATTAAAGTATATAAAGGACCAAACTGGAAAGTTAATAAAAGGGAATTAAAATTGCTGAAGAAGAATAACGTAATCCTAGCAGTAAAGGAACGGATTGATTACCCCATTAAACAATGGTCACTAACTGATAAAAAAGCAATTCATGGCCACGCTTGGATTGAGAGTGATTGGAAGAAATTAGAAGCGATGATCACTCCAGAAACAGAATTTAAATTCATAAGTGAGGCTGTATGAAAGAACTAGCAATTATTTTATCCCCAATAAGAGACGATTACATCGAAAGGTGTTTAGAATCATTATATAAATACACCGACAACGATTTATTCTATGTGATCCTACTTGACCAAACAGTGAATGGGGTGTATGAAAAAGTTAAAGATAAAGTACATTTTTACATAAGACCAAATCGTAATCTAGGTTTTGCTAAGGCGGCTAATGAGGGGATAATCCACGCCTATCGTTGGGGAGTTCCTTACATTGGAGTGTTAAACGATGATACTGAATTTATGCACAAAGATTGGTGGCAGGGTATTAAGGATGAGTTTACTACGGATGAAAAGATTTTGGCCGTAAACCCTGAGTCTCCTCGGGTACCGTTATGGGGTTACGGTAGACCTCACGGTGAGTATATTGATATAATTGAATATAAGGATGGTTTTACTGACCAGGATTGGGAGTATCTAAAAGCAGGTAATTATGAAGATCTTAAACAACGTGTATCCGATATACCAGACGCATTCCCACTCACTAAACGAGGAGTTATTGACGCCATTGCTATGTGGTTTCCCATCTTCAAGCGGGAGTTCTTCGAGAAGGTTGGTTACTTTGACGAACGATTTTACCCAGGAGGAGGAGAGGACTANGACCTTAATGCACGAGCCTACCGTTTGGGNTATAGACTTATTTCCAGTATGAGAAGCTGGGTATGGCATTGGTGGGGNAAGAGCAAAGATCATTATGAGGAGATGCCAGCAGAATTGAATATGCTTGATCCAGAACTACGATGGAATGATAANANTNTTTTATGGCCCTCAGAACTAAATAACGGTCAGAATATGGATCCTTGGGGACACTACACAGATGAAAATGGAGAGCGCAAACCGTTAAATAGAATAGAAGAAGTGGCTATTAAACCCCTGTAGGAAGGTACATTTCTTTAGGGGAACGGATCATGGGAGTACCTTCCACCGTTCCCCTTAATGAGTTTTATCCCGTTTGCCTGTATAATTGAA